CGCCAAATGTTTCACAGTTGCCTGTTACTCGTCTACTCCACTGTTTCACACCCGCGCTGTCCAGTTTCAGTATGCTGAGAGCACTGGTTGTTCCGCTTTCAAAACTATATTGATAACTGCCAGTAACATAGATGTTACCGTCGCTGTCAATGTCAGCATCTGCTCCACGGCAGTCAAAGCCCGCATCAAACTGTATGGCTTTTTGCCACTGTATTACTCCTGAACTGTTGTACTTGACCACAAGCATACGGTCGTCAGTGTCGTTAGCAGCCAAGGTGGCCACTTTGACGATCATATCATCTACACCAGTAACGCCGCCAAGGTCCTCACCCAACACAGTGACAATTACATCGTCCACTGATCTGCCACCCGTAGTATCAACCACATTGGTAAATGTGGGAACACCGTCAGTGAAAGAGTAATTTGCTGTGATGCCATTCACAAAATTTATTGAACCGCCTACAGTCCATAGTGGATTGCTCGCTGGATCAACTGACAATGTCTCGGCCGCATACAGTACACCTAACTGAGTCATATAACCAACAGCCACTACTTCTCCTGTAGGACCCACTGCCATACCAAAGGCTTCTTCATTGCCTTGTCCATCCAGTGCTCTTGACCATATTATTGTGCCGTCTGCCGGATCAACTTTGGTAGTGGTGATATAATTGTCAGTGCCGTTGCTGGCATATCCCACCATGACTGGATTGCCGTCTGAGGCCACATCAACTACAGGACTGTCACTGACGAAGCCAAAGTCATAGACCTTGCTCCACTCAAAGGTGCCATCAGCGGCGTCAAGTTTGGTCAGTGTGGATACATCATATCCCGATTCGTTTGATACCAGTGTTTTACCTGCCACATATATTGAGTTGCTGTCATTGTCCACAGCCAAGCCCCAGCCGTCTGTTTGAAAACCATCCTCAAATCTTGCTGTCCATATCTTGGTACCTGTGGTGGTATACTTGCCCACTGAATAGTAACGACTGTTGTCATTGTCGTTAAAATGACTGAACAAGGCAATAACATTGCCCGCACTATCATATTCCACGCTGGATGCTATTGACACAATGTCTGTTGGGGCACCGTCCTCAGATTCAAATGTCTGTACCCAGATGTTGGCATCACCGCTTGACCCACCGCCTAATACTGACGCACCAGTGCTGTCTACAATGTCTCCACCCACAGGTAGTTGTAGTACACCGTCGCCCTTAAATAGCCAATCGTGATCTACTTCGTTGTTTGGATTGGATTGATCAAATGTTCTAATAGTCAAACCACTCTTGTCTTCAGTTTGATCCCAGTTTAGTTTGATCTGTGCTCGTTCAACTTCTGTGTTTAGTTTAGGATCACCTGTGTAAGCACGGATAAGTTGTGTGTTACTGCTGCCTTGATTGACATTGATCCAACGCATACTAGTAGCTCCGTCAGCACAGTCTTGAATAAATCTACCACCAATACCGTCGAGGCCTGTGGTAATATCTCCAGGAGCAGTTAGATCACCAGTCCGATCAAAGTTCCAAGTGTATGTACTACTGTCGTCATTGTCAATAGTGATGTTGATGTCGTTGTCGCCGGTAATACCACCTGGAATCTGTAAACTACCATCTTGGCCAAATGTCCAAGTCTTAGTTGTTACTACTGTACTAAATGTAACTGTGTCATAATAATCATGTCCCGCAGTAATATCTTGATCAACGTGGATTTGCCAATAGCCGTTATCTTGTTGGATATCTGTAATAGTGGCAGTTATGGGAGTTCCCCAGGATGTGGTTACAGTGTCGCCTATCTGAACAGTTGTACCTAAAGTAGGATATGCTTCATCACCAATAAACAATCTCCAAATGCCGCCTGGCGGCACAAGTTCATCTACTGTAGCTACCTCGATGTTTCCTAATGAACCACCAACTACTTCAATCGATGCGTCGTTATTGTTTGCGATTGTATCTGCGTTGAACGTAAAGTTTCCAGTGTTAGCATTGCCACTAATGTCACTTGTAGCATCGCTGTCTTCTGGATCATCCTCTTCTTCTTCTGTGCCAGGATTAACGACTTTTGTAGCAACAAACTTACCGCCAACGTTAGTTAGTTTAATATCACCAATGTAGATAGAACCGTTAGAAACAAATAATTCTTTCCATTTAAAATCTGGACTACCTAGCGTATATCCTGTAGTACCGTCGCTGTCTACTGACGGTACAATATTTTGCGCAACAGCTGACAGATCGATATTTCCACCAATCCCGCCATTATATATTTCAGTAAAGTTTTCATTTACTTTTGAAAAAGCAGAGCGTATACTTTCGCCGTCTCCTGTTAATTCTCCTGAGCCCAAATTAATAGTTTTCTTAGCCATGCTCTACCCTTAATGATTTAATTTAATAGTATTAATTGTACCATCGGTCCAGTCAAATACTCGAGCACGTACCCAAACATAATTACCAATAAAATTGTAAGATTTTGAATTTGTTGTAGGACTTGTGTATTCTACAGATGTAATATTTTGTTCTGTAAGTAGTCCGGTAGTGTCAACACTCATAGCACCTGTGCCTAGTTCTACAGTGAACCAATCTGATTCTACAGGATTTACTGCAAGAGTACCTTGAATAGATATCTTACCAATAAATCCTGCTATAGATACTTGGATAGTGTGCAAGCCGTCTGATCGGCTATAAAAGCCGTCGCCCTTGAACGGATTGCTGATAAGCGACTGTAACGAACTGTCGCCTATGTGTGTTTGTTGGGATAAAATGGTTTCTGAATTTGTGCTCATGTAACTATTTATCAATATTACGCTTTGACACTATACGATCAACTCTGCGAATATTGTCCAGCATTAAGTTACATAGCTGGAGAGTACGATCGTCTCGGGCATAAAAATACATGCCGTCAACGTACCCATTTTCTATCATTACTTCTTTAAGCACGGGGCCCAGTTTTATTTGCTTGGGATTTTTCTCAGCCCATAATGCAAAGTTTTCATTTCCACGCTTACGACCAAGGGTAACGCGGAACTGGAATGGTATTTCTTGTTCTACAATGATGGTGTTGGCATTAAGAATATTAAGTGCTTCAGGACTTGGTTCCCAAAATTCTTCTAAGTTATATGCGCTTATATCTGCTTTTAGATTAGTTAACCATTTTCGATCGTTGCTGTAAATGCATAGATTAGAACTTTCAACTCTAAGCATATAGTCATCAACATTGTTAAGATACTTATGTATCTTTTTTGCATCACGATAATGACTTTCTGTTATTACATCTTGACGTAGTGTTTTAGTAAGCATCAAAGGTCTACCAGCCTTATACTCTATGTCAAGTGAATCTAAGAATGATTTGGCCATTCTTAGATTCTTATTCCTAAATGCTCCTGCAAGTCGGTTGTTTATGACCAACTTGTAGAAGTATTTATTCCAAAAAAGTTTGTGTGTTTCACACTTTTTCAACTACTTGCTCCGTGACACATTCGAGTACAAACTCGTTGTTTCTGAAGTCGATGTTTACTTTTCCACCATTCTTCAACTCGCCAAACAACAGCTTGCGAGCCAAAGGACGTTTAATATCTTTGTCAATCACACGTTGTAGAGGACGAGCACCCATCTTTTTATCAAATCCACGATCTACTAGTGCATCAAGTGATTCGTTTGTGATTGAAATTTCAACATTTTTATCAGCTACTTGAGCCTTAAGTTCAACTAAGAACTTGCCAACAACCTTCATCATTACTTCTTTAGTCAGTTTACCAAATGTAATAATACCATCTAATCGATTGCGGAACTCTGGACTAAAGAATTTCTTAAGCTCTTTGTCTTCGTATTCCTTGTCTTGACTGTCACCGAATCCTATATTATTCTTTTCAGCATCCTGTGCGCCCAAGTTAGTAGTTAAGATTAATACACAGTTACGTGCATCAGCTTCTTTACCATTTGATCCAGTTATACGACCGTTGTCCATAATCTGTAATAGGATTGTGGCTACATCAGGATGTGCTTTTTCAATCTCATCCAGCAACAGCACACAGTTAGGGTGTTCTTGTAATTTAGTAATTAGAATACCTGCGTTTTCTTCAAAGCCTACATAGCCTGGAGGTGAACCAATCAGTTTACTAACGCTGTGCTTTTCCTGATATTCACTCATGTCAAAGCGTACTAATTTTACACCAAGCTGTCCAGCAAGTTGTTTAGCAGTTTCTGTTTTACCTGTACCAGTTGGACCCATGAATACAAAGCTACCAATTGGTTTGTTTTCTGGTTTTAGTCCAGCTTGTGCAACAAGAATCTTATCAACAATATTTTCAATCGCGTTATCTTGGCCGTATACTTCTGCTTTTAAATTCTTTTCTAGATTTTCTAGATTAGAAGTTTCTTTCTCCATAACCTGTTCTGGAGGAAGATTTACTACCTTAGCAAGTTCAAACTGTACTTCTTGTTCGCCTACGATTTTTTCTTTGACATCTTTTAGATTAAATCTAGAACACGCAAGATCGATCAAGTCAATAGCCTTATCTGGTAACTTCTTATCTGCTTGATACTTGACACTGAGCTTAACAGCAACTTCAATCGCTTCGTCTGTGATAGTTACTTTGTGATGATCTTCGTAGTACTTCTTAATACCACGTAAGATGTCTTTGGTTACTTCTGGAGTAGGCTCGTCAACAGTAACACGTTGGAATCTGCGCATCAACGCACGATCCTTTTCAAAGTACTTGCGATATTCTTCCCAAGTAGTACTTGCTACAACTTTGATGTTACCTTTGCTCAGTGCAGGCTTTAACATATTAGCAAGGTCATTAGCACTGTTGCCGCCACCTGCACCTGCACCGTTCATCATGTGAGCTTCGTCGATAAACATAATAGTTTTACCTTTGCTCTTTAATCCTGACAGTACAAGTTTAAAACGTTCTTCAAAGTCACCGCGATACTTAGAACCTGCAAGCATACTACCAATGTCCAGCATGTACACAGAGTAATCTTTTAAAAACGCTGGCACAGTACCTTCAACGATATTGTATGCAAGACCTTCTGCAATAGCAGTCTTACCAACACCGGGCTCACCAACTAACAGTACGTTGTTCTTACTGCGTCTACCCAAAGCAAGAGCAATACTTTCAAGTTCGTCTGCACGACCAATCAATGGATCAATGCGTTTCTTTTTAACTTCGTCGTTAAGGTTAGTCGTAAATTGTCTCAGTGCCTTTTGAGCAACACCTGACACTTCTTCATCTTGTGTTTCAACTTCTAATTCATTGTTGATATAATCAGCAAACTTTTCTTTTTCAATACCTGCTTTTTCTGCATAGTATGCGGCATGACTTTTCTTTTCAGACAGTATACTAAGCAATACATCGCTCAGTTGAATCTCAGATCGTCCAGCAAACAATACTTGTGTAAATGCTCTATTCAAACAGCGTTCAACTGACTGTGTTTTCTTTGGCTTATACTTTTCTGCTTCTGTTTTAATTTCTTCTAGATTATTTTTAAGATAATATTCTAGATTAGTTTTGATATAATCAACATCAGCACTAGCACCTTTTACTAGATTGTAAAAGTTTTCAGAGCACAACATTGCAAAAAGCAGATGCTCAAGGGTAACATATTCGTGCTTGAGTGCCTTAGCATCTTTAACAGCTTTATCAAAGACAAGTTGTAGTTCTTCTGATGGTTCAACCATGTTGTGCAATCCTTTTTTCTATTTTAATTTGTTTTTTACGTGCTAAATCTAATTTTAGTTTCGATACTCTATCAACGAACTCAATCCCTTGAAGATGATCATATTCATGTAGGAAGCAACGAGCATCAATATCGTATAGTTCTATTGTACACTCTTTTGCGTCTGTGTCAAGGTACTTGGCCACCAACCCCCTAGGTCTTTTTACATTCAAGAACAGCAACGGATGACTCAGACATCCTTCTGGACTAGCATCTGTATCTTCTGTTACTCTAAGTATAACAGGATTAATAACAGCGAACGGTTCTTTATTTTCTAGCAGATACGGTTTTATAACAAATATTTGAGCATCTAGTGCAACTTGATTAGCACTAAGGCCTATACCGCCTTCGGCAATCATTAGCTCAATCATTTCTTTTTCTATTTGTTTAGCATCCAGTGTTTCAAAATCAAAAGCAGATACTGCTTTATCTAGCCAAGGATCCGGTGATTTAACTAATTGCATTTCTTATCTCTCTAATTTTGTTTAGCATATCTTCGTCGTCTATTTTAGGAATTTCTGCTTCGACTGTTAGGAAAATTTTTCCACGTCTGCCTGTGTGTACATTTGGTGCGCCATAGTCGCTGATACTAAATGTTATTCCGTTTCTTGATGCTTTAGGAATTTTTAATTCTAATTGACGACCTTCTACAGTATTTACTATTATACTACATCCTAAGATTAAGTCAAGAGCGTTGACATTCTGTTTAGCATACAAGTCATCATCTTCTCTACGCCAAACAGGATGTGCTAGTATTTGTATTTTTACAAAAAGATTGCCGCGTTGTCCCGGCATAATATCATCGCCTAGCCCGCTGAATCGAATAGTGTCTCCGTGTCTAGCACCAGGTGGTATATCAATATTTACAGTTTCTTCCCTACCTGATCTTAATCTATAGGCTGCTATTAATTTTTTACCAACAATTGAATCTACTAGATCTATTTTTGCTGCAATAGTAATGTCTGGGTTACGTCTTGTTCGACCACCAAACATCTGTGACATCATGTCAGAGAATGGATCGTTATTAAAGTCACCGGCTCTAAATCTAACCTGTGGTTGAGGATTGTCGTATTGCGCTCGTTGAGCTGGATCGCCTAATACAGAATAGGCTTCGTTAATCTCTTTAAACTTAGCTTCGTCACCGCCTTTGTCAGGGTGATGTTGCATTGCAAGTTTTCGATATGCTCGCTTAATGTCATCTTGATTAGCAGATTTGGCAATGCCTAGTACAGAGTAATAATCCATACTATTATATATCGCAATAAATTATATTAAGAGCGTAGCTTGGATTATACTGGGTCAGTAAATACCATTTGCTCGCCACGCATCATAATATTACTAACGCTTAAATCATTTACTCCACTACCATTATTGATGATATTGGCAATAAGGGAGATAGCCGGGATCAACCCTTTGTTAGCCGCTGCATAGGCAGCTAGTCCAGGATAACTTTCTTTTATTATTCTTGAGATGGTTCTAGCACTACTAGTGGGCCGGTCAGCTTCAATAGTAACTTCATTTATTACATCCTCTAACTTATCCAAAATAGGTTTGACCGCGGCTGAGGCAGGCGTGAGTTTTTCCATACGTATTGCAAGTATGCCAGGAACAACTTTTACAGGCTTTGGGCTAATAAACTGTGGAATGAAAAGATTCTGTTGATTAGATCGACAAGCAGCTAACCATTCCAAATAAGAAGTGTCGCTGGCTTTGAATGTTTTTAATACATAATCAAAGTCGGGGTGCCCCCACACAGTAGCGAAAGAACCACTGCCTAAAGCAGCAAAGCCTTTTTGTTGTAGAACATCTGTATAGGATGCTGTTGCCAAATCTTGCTTTACGCCGACTAATTCTGTTATTTTCATTTAGTATTTACTCAGGTTATTAACTGTTTCTCAACTTGGCTAATCCAAATAATTCAAATAACTTAAACCACATCCAGCCAATATCAAACTCAAACCAACGACGACTTAGTTTAGGGTTAGCAGGATCCAAGTGATGATTATTGTGTAGTTCTTCACCACCAATTAGTATGCCCCAAGGCCCAACATTACGACTATGGTCTTTGGTTTCACCGTTACGATATCCCCACCAGTGACCAATGCCATTAATAAATCCTGCGGCCCAGAATGGAATCCAGATCATCTGTACGCCCCATACTAGAAAACCCCATAGCCCAAATAATAACAAGTCTATGACTAACATTAAGAGAATGCCATGGCGGTGATATCTAGTATAGAAAACTTCAATACGATCTTTCGGAGTACCTGCACCATACTTAATAACCATTTGTGGATCTTTAGTAGCTTCGTGATATAAACTCCATCCACCTAGTAGTAATCGTTTAATACCAAAGATGTGAGGACTGTGTGGATCGCCTTCTACATCAGTTGATTGATGATGCTTGCGATGCACTGCTACCCATGCTTTAGTAGTCATTCCTGTGGTCATCCATAACCAAAATCTCATAAAATGACTTAGAATTGGATGAAACTCAATTCCTCTATGTGCCTGACTTCTATGCAAATACAGCGTAACACACACTATAGTAATGTGCGTCATTATTAGGATTGCTAAGATAATTTCCAAAATATTCTCCAAAAGATGTTGTGTCTGTGTAATAGTATATTTACCTGTTGACAGGTGAGCAAGAATATTGTATAATAGCATTATGAAACGTAAACTTATACTCACAGACGCAGACGGAGTTCTACTAGATTGGGAATGGGCATTCTCAGTTTGGATGCAAGAACGAGGTTATACACTAACAGCGGATAATAAGAAAAGCTATTATCTGCATCATCACTACAATGAATTAGAAGAAAAAGATGCTAAGAAAGTTGTTAAGACTTTTAATGAATCTGCAGCCATTGGCTTTCTTCCTGCACTTCGTGACAGTGCTTTCTATGTTAAACGACTGCACGAAGAACACGGATATCAATTCCGTGTTATTACAAGTTTGAGTCTAGATAAAAATGCACAGAAACTGCGTGAAATGAATTTACGCAAGATCTTTGGCAATGCTATTGAATCAGTTATTTGCTTAGACACAGGCGCAGATAAAGACAGTGCATTGGCTCCGTACAAGGATAGTGGTATGTGGTGGATTGAAGACAAGCCGCAAAACGCAGATGTTGGACATGCGTTGGGATTAAAAAGTATTCTTATTGAGCATGGACATAACATGCACCACGTTTGTGAATATAATATTGTTAAAAATTGGAAAGAGATTTACGAACTTGTTTTAGCTTAATAGTCTATTAACAAAATTTAATAATAATTGGTGATGTCGATTCTCGTGCCAGTGAGGCTGTAGATATTTTTTGTCGTACCACCACTGTTCACTTTCTGGATGGCATCCTATTACACCAATGCGTCCTTGTATAATAGCCATAGGATCACCGTTGCTATAGGTAGCCACAACATCCATATTATTACCAACAAATGCACAGCCGTCATAGAAATACATCCTTTCGTTAACACCTAACCAATTCACTGGCATAGCTTTAGGATGGGGGCGTCTTGTGTCAGTGTTAGGTTGTTTGATGTACTGTACTGCTCTAACACCATCTAAGACATTAAGGTAGTCTCGATCTGCCCAGTATGCTCCCATGCATATTCCAAGAAATTTGCCTCCACTCTTTACAAAGTTTCTAACAGCGTCACAGTTCCATTTCATTAGAGTATCATATCTATCGCTGTCACCGTAGCCTCCGGGAAAACATACGCAGTCTACATCATCAAAGAAGGTAGGTTCAACTTCGTCTCTAGAAAATAATTTAAAACTGTAGTGGGATGAAAGAGCTTTGATGATGCCGTTAGCAGAGTCCACGGCACAGATGGGTTGATGCAAAAATAATGCTATCTTTTTCAACTTTAATCTTTATAAAGCTCACTTTCGAAGTCTACGGTAGCGAATCGCTTTCTCCGCGCCAGCAGCCGGCGCACACTTTCGGTAACTTAATACCGGTCCTAAGGTGTGTTAGTTACACCAACTTTGTTTAGCATCGCCGTAATACTCTCTAGCTAAACCGTTGGCAATTAATCCTTGTCGAATACTTTGTCCATTTACCAAGATGTCTCCCAATATACGGCCACCAAACTTATCCCATCCATAGATAATAACCTGGTGCTTTGGGTGGGATTGTATGGCTTGAGTTGTAAATTTACTCGCCAGTTGCGCTCGCTGGTCTTCTTGTGGACATTGAGCTCTGTGTCCTTTTTCTGGGGTGTCAACGCCGTAGATTCTAACAGCAAGTTCAGGTTTGAGCGGGGCTGGTAGAAAGGGGGCGGCGATTACAATAGTATCGCCATCACTCACTCTAATAATTTGTGCATCATATGTTGCTGACTTAGTAGGCATTTTGCCTTGTGCAAAAGCCGGAACAGATAATACTGTTGCTAATAAAAATACAAATAAACTTTTCATAATTTTCCTTTGTTAAACAACTTGAAGTAGACCATACACACCTGTAACCAGCATGGCTTTTACAGCCATATCGTCTGCTTCATTGTCTAGTATATCTGTTCTGACTAAGTCTTGTAGTAATTCTTTATATTCATCAGGACTAATTTGTCCAGCGGAATACGCTTCTGATAGTTGCAATGCCATTTGAGCTCTTTGTTCTGCCCATGGACGACCACAACCAATTAGTGCTCTTAGTTCTTGCATTTAGAATCTCCCTAATACTGCACTTGCAGACTTTTCAGACTGAAGTATCATTATTTTCTTTTTAATTTCACAGTAGGCTTTGGTGCCCTGTTTGTCAATACTGCGTTTATAAAAATCGTCAACAGTTTCTTTCATCGGTCCGATCAACTTACGAACATCCTGTTGACGTGATCCCTTGCTTTCACTATAAAGATCAAACCATTCTAGATGATCTTTAATGCGTTTTACTTGTGGAGCATGATCTATATTGCAATCTAACTGTGCTACTGATTGACGTACATCAACGATTGCGCGGCTTTGATTATCATCCCAGAAGCTGGGTATCCAATTCTGTACAGTAGCACAGCCTGTTAATGATAAAGCAAGAACTGCGGCAGCTAAGATTCTCATTACTTGCTCTTCTTAGCGTCTTCGATCTTAGTTCCTTCGAACTTTTCACGAACTTTGACTGTAGTACAAGTTTGTTTTGGTTTATTAGTTTTAGGATCCATTACAGGTTTTCCGTCTTTACCTTGTACATCTAAGCAAACTTGTTTAGTTTTTGGAGCTTCTTTATTAGTATCCGCTGGAGCAGCCGGAGCAGTTGCGTTTGCTGTGGCTGCTGGTGTTGCTTGTGTTGCTTTTTTTGGTTCTTCTTTGGCGCAGGCTGCTGTACCAATAACCATCATACCTGCAAAAATTGCTGTTGTTAATAATTTCATTTTATTTTTCCTTTTTAGCTAACATGGCTTGAACTTTTTCTTGTACGGCTTTTGCCCAGAAAGGTTGTGGAAAATTCCATCCTACAAATGCACCTACTGCTACCCATAATAATATATCTAACATGTAAAATCTCCTTTATAATTCTGGCTCAGTTGGTTGCACAGGCTTACGTAGCCCTGTTGGTGTTACTACAGTCTGAGCTGGTACTGTCGTAGCATTCATTATTTTTTCTTGTCCTCTACTCCAAGCAGCAATGCCTAGTATAGCACCCATGGCCATGTGGAACAGGCCAGCGCCTTTAAGAGTAATAGGATCCCATTGTGTAGATACCGTGCCTGAATATGCTGCCTGCGTAATTGACCATAGTATAGGAAACACAGCAAAGTCTAGAATACAAATAAACATGTAGGTCCAGCCCATAGCAGGACGCCATTTTCTATTCATCCAATCTTCGTGTACAGTTGATCCTGACATTTTATTTTACTGCCTTGTCGTAAATTTCTTTTTGACGTTTGTGCCATTCAACCATAGCTTCAATTTTTACACGGCATTCGTAATAAGTTCCGTAGTTTTGAACTACACTGTCAAGAAGTTTACTTAATTCAGGCGACTTTTCTGCTTGTTTAAGTTCTGGGCAAGGATCTGCAATTTCTTGCGGTAGTTCAGGAAATGTTGGCGGCTTTGTTATGGACAAACATCCTGTTAATAAAACCGCAGGAAGCAACATTAGAAGTTTTTTCATTTCTTGCTCCCTGGTGGTTTCGCTGCTTCGTTAAGAATATCAATAGCTTCGGGTGCTACTTTACACTCTTGATTGATTATTTTTTCTATTTCTTTAATCTTATCTTGATAGATAACTACATTTTCTTTTACAACTTTAACACGGTCTTTGTAAACAGTAACAATTTCTTTGTTTACTTGTTTTCCCTGTTCTTCAGCGATTCTAGCACGTTCTTCAGCAACACGAAGTTTTTCGCGCCATTCCATTTCAACACCTACACCACCTTTGAAATATACACCTACAATCAATAATACAATACTGACTATTTGTAAAATTAAATGATATGGAGCTATTGCTGGAAGCCAACGAACTACTCTGTGTAGTATAAAAAATGTAAAGAAAGTACCAATTGCGCCAGCGATAAGGATAGTGTTAACTACCCAAAGTAAAAAACTATCTGGCACAAAGGATAGCATCCACATATTAATGTCCTACAAACAAGTGTAATGCGTGATTGTAATGCTTGATGCGGTCTTCTAAACCAATAGTACCACCGTTGATACGCTTAGTTAGTGTAAGGATGTCTTTCTTATCAGCCCATTGATTAAGATTGTTCTGCTCCCAGAACCAGCAAGCTGATTGTACAGCACCTTCAAACGTTTGTAGGTACTCTGGAATTTCTTCTAATGGAGTATCAATAGCAGCCGCAAATAATGTGTAATTATTTTTACCTGTCAACTGAATAAGTCCTCGACCTAGATAACGGAAACCGTCACCACTAGCTTCGTCTCCGTTGCCCATACGATTCGCATATACTTTATTGGCAATCTTTTCTGGCTTTTTCTCGTAGGCCCTAGCTTCATCTAAAGTTTTAAAATACTTAGAAAAAGTCTTTGTCAAACTTTCTGCTTTATAGTTTAAATTTTCTTTAAGGAATTTAAAGCCACCTGATTCGTGAGCGCACTGTGCAACAAATGCTGCCACACGCTCAGGAGTATGTATTTCGTATACTGGAAGGATTTCGCATAATGCACTGTACCAGTAATCTGTATATGGGTTCTTGCCAATTATTTCTGACAAATATTCTTTTTTAAATTCAAATGTAAAACTCATTGTAGTTCCTTATTTTATAAACGTTCGAGAACTAGTGTTCTGCCGTTATTTTCTAGTGTAAGTTTTTTACCATATTTTGTAATATTGTAATTACCTATATATTTACTGAGATATATCACTTCTCCGAAGTCGTTAAAATTCAAACTTTCAGTAATGTTATTTAGTATAAGATGTTTTTCACCAATATCTACAAATCTAAAATGCAATGGATCTGCATACATTTTTTTAATAGTAAGAATATCATCTAACATATCTATAGATTCAACAAAACTTTTACTAAAGAAATTTTTAAAATTATTCATGTTGCTTTCGTTAGCTACAATTCCATAGTTGTCAGGGTCGCTGGGTACAAATTGTTGTAAATTTTCTAACGTGGCTTCGTGGCTTCTAAAATCTTTATAATATCTAAATTTTAGTTTATCTTTATCTGCAAGTTTTTTGATACCGTCTACTATTTCAGCGATCTGTTCATGTGCTTCAGAATTTCTTTCTAACTCTACAAAAACTTTAAAAGTACCATCGCTTTGTTCTCCTGCTGTTGTGTCTGCATCAAGAATAAAATCGTACCCTTTTTCTAAAAAACTCACTAGATCGTCTGCAGGTTCTTTTGTTTTTACGCTGAAGCTTAGTGTGATAATGTTTTGATCATCGCCCATTTTAGAGGCAAATGAATCAATTTCAAATATCTCGTAGATCATATCTCGTAGGTCACCTATTCGTAGTCCCATTATGCTACACCTCCGGTTGGTTCGCTGCCGCTGGGTGCAGCCACTGCTCCGCCCGGTGCAGCTACTGGTGGAGCCATTGATTGATCAGCAGGTTGTGATTCTGATCCTGGAGAATTAGCAGCCACAGCAGGTTCAGTTTCAAAACTCTCCATTTCGTTATATCCTGTATAGATATCAACGATTAATTTCTTAGGCATTTGAATTTCAACAATCCATACTGGGTTTCTATCCAGCTTTCCTTTTTTAGTTCCTGGTCGAATATCATCAGGGTCTTTAATTTTTCTAGGAACAATGACGTAGTCTTTTTTATAGCCTATCTTACAATCATAGTCTACTAGACGCTTGCCTCCCATTGGATCCGGCATCTTGTTGCGTGGCCACATAAACGAGCATGTAACCCAATGGCGATCAATCACAGGGCCGCTTAAAAGTTCAGCATCTTCCCAATTAGCATATACATAAAGATCTAGTTCGTCTAGAACTCGTTCGAAGTCTTTCAACACCTGAAAAGCAGTGTCGTTTTCGTATATTCCTTCGATGTTTTTAATAACGTCATAAATGTCGTGCATTGTGCTGTCCTATAAATCTACTATACTTATTTATCGCATCAAAAAGATAACATTATGTTTTTACTTTTGGAGGTCTGAGCTAAATATCTTTGTAGGGTGTTCCAGCCCGGAACGCTGTACACAGTTACTCAATATCCGTAAGGAGGACTTAATGAGTGCAAAAAGAGCGTCTCGTACTAAAAAACAAAACTTTGAAAACGTTGTAGATATCAACAATTATAAACACAAGCGTCAAGTGCAAATTCTTCCACGCAATAAACACCAAGAAACTTACATGCTAAAATTACTAGATCCAAAGAAAGATATAGTCTTCGGAGTGGGTCCAGCAGGAACCGGCAAAACGCTTATTGCGGTGCAGGTGGCTGTAAAATTGTTTAAAGAAGGCGAAATTGACAAAATTATTGTTACAAGACCAGCAGTATCAGTAGATGAGGATATAGGATTTTTACCAGGCACACTAGAACAAAAGATGGCACCGTGGACAAGACCTATATTTGACGTCTTACGCGAATACTTTAATGCTAAGGAAATAGAAGGCATGATAGAAGAAGGCATCATTGAAATTGCACCCCTAGCCTATATGCGAGGCAGGACATTCAAAAATGCATTTATTCTAGCTGATGAAATGCAAAATGCAACTCAAAATCAAATGAAAATGCTCTTAACTAGATTAGGAGAAGGCTCAATGATGGCTGTAACAGGAGATTTAGCTCAAGCAGATCGTTTAAAAGATAACGGCTTGATAAGTTTTATCGAACAGCTTGAATCCAAACAATTAAAACATTTGGACATAGTCCGTTTCGAACAAGGAGACATCGAACGTCACGAGGCAGTTAAGGAAGTATTACAACTTTACGGAGATGAATAAGTAATATAGACTAAAAGGAAAAGGGCTTACGAGCCCTTTTCTACTTTAATAACATTGATATTTGACTTTTGTAAAAAGTCTAGACCATCGTTGAGTCTGTATGGATGGGCATAATAAACAGCTTTTATGCCACTTTGATAGATCAATTTAGCACATTCCATGCAAGGTTGGTGCGTTACAAATAACGTAGCACCATCTCCGCTCTCAGAACTGCGGGCTAATTTTGCTATGGCGTTTGACTCTGCGTGTAAAACCTCTGGTCTCGTTTTTAAACCTCTATTAACTAGAGATTGTGACTCTCCAAACACTGCATCACTAAATCCAATATCTTCGTGTTCGCAATTATTGTCCCACCCACTAGGCATACCGTTATAGCCAATACTGATAATCCTATCATCTTTAACAACAATAGCACCAACTTGCAGTCGTTTAGCAGAACTTAATTTGCTAAACCTGTCAGCAACATCCATGTATGCATCTACAAACTTTGCTTTCATAATTCATTCATCAACGGAAAGATCTTTCCAATGATTTCTGCACAAGCAATCGCAATAGCCATGTGTTCTTTCTGTGTGCCATTTGCACTGCGTAGTTCAATATAGTGTAACCAGCTACGCAAACTGCCTTGCATGTATAATCGTGTCTTGGTAATGCCTTCTGGCAAAACCTTACGTGCTTGTTCTTTAGCAATACCGTTTTTAATAGCCCAGTCGTATTCTTTCTTACAGTTATGTGCTACTCGCATCTGTGCATGCAACCAGTCTATGGCTAACTGACGGTCTTCAGTTTCAATACTGTTCTGACGATTCTTTTCATCTTGCAATCTTGCTTCTGAATATTCAAACATGTCGCCCATGTCTTCTGGGTTAGCATACCTCTGGCTAAACTCTTGAAAGGAAAAACTGCGATGACGCACAATTTGATGTGCAATATCACGAGTAGTATCAATTTCGAGAGTAGCATTAACCATCTCGAGTGGACTCCAGTGACTGTGTTTGATCAAATATTTGATAAGTTTAGCACTAGTTTCTTCATTCATTTGGTTAGCTGGGTTACTAACTCTTGCGCAAAACGCAATTAGATCTTGAATGTCTGCAAATTCTGGTTCTGTTTTACCCTTGGCCAGAGCTTCTGCTTTACATTCTTCTACAAATTCTGGGTCTGCTACAGTATAGCCTACAATACGAACTCTCATTTAATTTCCTTTACTTAATTATTACAGTCTTGCAAGTCTAATAAGAGTTGCGGCAAGATTTATTTCTGGATCTACTACAAGAGTATGATCAACTAATCCTTGTTTGATAGTAAGCACCGCAGAGTTTTGTTTTTCTTCGTCACCAAACAGTTCAATATTGTCATAAAGCCAGCGGAAAATATCTTCCATTTCTTCAGGTCGAACACTTCCGCACAGTAGTTTTCGTGCTTCGCTGATCTTACCAGCTTTAAATAGTTCTACCATATGAATCTTCCAGTCTGCTTCACCAGTGTCTGCCTCATTGGGTTTTACTAATTTACCTTCTTGACTGTTCATTTGAACAGTATTAATGCACTTACGGAGGTCTGGATATGTTGCTTTAACATATGTGTCAAGAGTATCAATGTCAAATTCTACTTCTTCAGTGATAAGGATCTCAGCTACTCTAGCAGTAAACTCAGTTTGATCTACTTTTGCAACGTGGAAGCCTTGACAGCGACTGTGAATCGCAGGAATGATCCTGTTAGGATAGTTACAAGTTAGAATAAATCTTGCTGTGGTATGATACTCTTCCATAACACCGCGCAAGATAGCCTGTGCATTTGGAGTTAAGTAATCTGCCTCATCCAGCAGTACAACCTTGAACGGGCCAAACGGAATCATTTGTACAAAGTTTGTGATTTTGTCACGAATAGTATCTGCATTGTTTTCACGACTTGCGTTAATCTCCATAATGTCTAGATCGTTAATATCTAATTCATTAAACAAAATCCGAGCAAGAGTGGTTTTACCAATACCTGCATTGCCACTAAACAGTAAGTGAGGAATACTTTGGTCTTTAATCCATTGCTGTATTTGTTTTCGTTGTGCGTCATCTCGGAACACATATCCGTTGACCTTTTTAGGACGATACTTTTCTACCCATAGTTCTTTCATTCTTCTGCCTTGTTAATAATATTTTGTGTTAGTATATTAATTGATGCATCGGTTCTTAAATATTGATGCAATCGATCTGCACAGGATCTAATGTCGTCGCTTAATTGACCTCGACCAATTCTTTTTTCAACAGTTCTAGCTGTGTCATGTAATGCTATTACAGCATCTTCTAATTCTAAGTTTCTCAAAATTTAAACCAGCCTTTAATAGTTTGTACTAAATTATAATATCGCATCTTGTAATTGTCAAGTACGATTTCGTTAAACATGGGATGGCGATGCGGGCAACGACCTTGTCGCCAGTCACATCCATAACCATTTTCTTTTAAATTTTCACCGCAAGTATCACATTTCATTTTGTGGCCTCTATTACACGTTGTCTTAATTCTGAAGTTGAAAAACTGTGTCTACGTTTATTAAAGTAAAATTCCATAGGAATGTCGTGTCCCGTAAATTCTTTACTTTGATACTCTTCACCTAAAATTCTAATATTGATAGGAAACGATAAAAGAATATCGCGTAACTCTCGCTCAGTGGAGTAAGGTACGATTTGATCTACAAATTTACAAGCCTTCAATTGTGCCCAACGTTCAAATACTCCTTGTACAGGTTTATTTTTAGTATCGGGCCTATCAAGTGTAGGGTCAGTCTGTAATCCTACAATTAAAAACTCACATTGTGTTTTTGCCTCTTCCAGCATCATTACATGCCCGGCATGAAACAAATCAAAAGTTGAACAAGTAAAACCTATTTTCATTGCTTAAAATCATCCTTAACTATATTGAGTAATATATCAAAGTTATCTTTGGCTTTTTTAAGTGCTGGATACTTCTCCATCATTTCCTGTAGTCGTTGTTCTTCCATACGTTTTTCTCTAGCCCAGTCTAACAAAGATTCAGTTTCACCTGTTAGTCCCACGCTGGCATAGCTCATACCTAAAGACTTCCAACTATTACCGTCACATACTTCCATACAATTCATGTTTGGGTTCCAGCGCATCATGCCTGCTCCTACTGCTCCGGGACTAATATACGGATTAGTACCTGAACCATCTGACACAGTAATATATCTACTGTTAGATGTAATGCCATTTATCATCTTGCTTTAACTCCAAAATGCTTGTAACTTTGTTGTACACACTTTGCTTGATAATAACAGTCAGCAAGCGCATTGTGTAAACTTTCTTGAATTGCTTTTCGAGGATCTTGAGGCATCATAGAAAACAGTGTTCGACTATCGCGAATCTGCCAATAGTGCCACGGTGCAGGCTTTCCCAGTTGCTTGTAAAGATTTTGTAAAATAGCATAGTCAAACAACGGACCTTGACACCATAATACATCTAATCCTACGCAAAACTTGTTGATTGCTCTTGTAACTTGATCCATTGACGCTCGTTTGTGTTCGCCAAATGCTTCTTCTTTGATAGCTTCGTCTTGTTTTGCCCACCAAGCTAGAGTATTGTCGTCAATAGTCCTGCCCATGGCCGTCTGTTCATCAACATCGCAACGCAAGTATAAACCGCTATGCGGTTCTGCATCAGTAAAAGGATCAAACTTAATAGCACCTATTGTCATTACGACACAATCAGGTTCTACACCAAGTGTTTCTAAGTCAATCATTCCGTGTGTGGCCAAAAGAAAACTCCTAATAGTTTATATACATTATACTGCATAATCTATTAGGAGTCAAGTAATTTAGGTTAAACGCAGTCTGTTACAAATCCATTAGGTGGTATTTTGGTTACAAACGGTTTTAAATCCGGAGCAGTCCATCCCACAGGTTTCAATACTTTGCCGTCCTCACGCTTTCGAACCTTGCCAGTGTCCTTATCAATCTTAGCAAAGTTAGTACGCATAACTTCTTTCCATGCACCTTCTGCATCAAATCCTGCACTGTGAATAGCTCCAATTGTTACAACTAAAATATCAATTAAAGCATCTAATGCTTCTACATTATCATTCATATCACAGGCATGTTTAAATTCTTTATACTCTTCTTCTATCAATTTTGTATACAGACCAAATTGATTTAAGTTACTCTCACCAACTGTTTGGTCACAGGCTCGCATAAATTTTTCTTGATCTCTGAAGGGATTTGTCATTTTATAAAATCTTCCGGTTTAATAGTAGTACTAGATCCGTTGGCATATTCTTGACCAACATAAACATCATTTGGTTTTTCATCTGCATAGGCAAGAACACTTTCAGATTCAACCATACGTAGCTCTTTTTCGCCTTCTCCGTCATCAACTTTGAACCCTCGAGTCCAGCGTCCGTGTTCAACTAGGATCCACTGTCCAATCTCATAAGGATCTTTATTATTTGGACCTTTACAGTAAACCTTTGCCCAGCGAGGATAAATTCCTCGAGTAGTTCCGTCGTCTGACGTTAGCACAATGCCGCTTGTAGTTTTTTGCTCACCAAAGTACATATCGGAGACTAGTACTCTATTACTAACTGCTCTTGGTTTGCCTTTGGTAACGTTAAGCTGAATACTCATTAACGCCCTCTTTTTGTAACTTTAACTTCGTCTGCCGGAACAAAATTACCTTCGTCGTCCTCAACCCATTCTTCTTCACTTGCTGTTTCTGTAACAGTTTTAGCTTTTCTTACTGGCGTTTGATCTGCTACACCTTGTGCTGTGTCGTAATATTCTTTAAGAACATCTTCCCGCTTACGAATAACTTTCCCGCCAGGACCTAATTCATCTCCTCTAGCATTTACGCGAGCATTACCTACAGCAGGTGTAAGTTCGTTGCGCTGCCTAAGCATGTCCATATCAACTATTTTGCCTTGGGCAGTTTTGTAAATCTTTTTTTGTGGTTGTTTCATTGGCATATTAATTCTCCTAATATTATATATGTACTTATCTCAAGAACTCTCGCCAGTCTAGGTTATACTGAATTGAATCAATTCTGTGTATACCAATTAGATATAAAATATAACTTGCTACACTAGAGCCTCTCCCAACTCCCCAAACTATGTTATTTTCTCTCATAAAGTCTACAAGATATACCATATATCGAAGCAAATCCTGCATATTATGCTCACCAAATGCATCTAATTCTTCGCATACTCTTTTGTATTCTTCTCGTTCTTGTATTTCGTAGGGTTCAATTGTGCCTAGTTTTTGCATCAACTTATGCATGATATAGGCACCTATATCTAGATTTTTATAATCTTCAGGCATGAACCATTCTGACTGTAAAGCGTTGTCAAAATCTTTCTGATCTACATCTAGTGCAATGTATTTGGTTAATGTTGGGAGTCCTTGTTCTTCCATAGTAGCATTAAATTTATCAATGTCATCGGAAGGCTCGCATAGTACTACGTGACATTTATCTACATGTCCGCTATAGATCATAGATATTAAGTCTTGGTTAGAAAATCTAGGCACCCCTAACTTGTCAGTTTTAATAAGCATCTAACTATATTAGCTGATATTGATTAAATTGTCAAGATCAGAATTGCCGTTTTGTTGTGATTGTAATTGTGTGCGAGCACGCCTTGCTTGCATTTCTTCCTTGTACATTCCTAGCAGTGCTGCTATCTGCATTTGTACTTCTGGATTTCTAGACATAAAATATTTTCGCCCTAGATCAGTAACCTTTGATTCTACTTCAAGGTCTGAAAGTTTTGAAAAATCGTCTACTAGAGGATTAAATGATACCATCGTCTTGAGCAATCGTTACATAGTTTCCGTAATAATGGCCGTAGAATGTTATACCGTCAGTTGTCCAAATATCAACTAGAACGGGTTGATTTGTCGTAACAGTAAATGGATTAGTTGGGTTTACTCTCTTAGGCCAGGTAGAATTAACCCTAAAAACATTGCTTGGAGATCCAGTAAGCCACTCAACTGTTCCGTTTCCATTAAACAAAATTTGAATTTTAAACTGAACTTGAGCACCGTTTGGTGGTCTAAAATCTTCTAAATCTATAATAGCAAAATTGTTGATATTTAATTGCTGGTAACTTCCGTCACTGAACAGTAAATTATGCGTATCGCCTTGGTTAATATTTTTATTAAAAAACACATATGGTGTGTTTCTAAGTTTAGCATTTGAAATTTCGTTTTGATTAAAGTTATTGTTAACGTTTAATTTTGCAGTATTATCTTGAAGATTTGTAATCTCAGTTTTAGCAGATGCTAAACTACTTTTAATTGTTGCAAAGTTATCTCGAAAACCCTGACTATCGTTGTCCTGTCCAGCTATTGGAAAACTTTCGTCGACATTTATATAATTTATATTACTAGCCATTTTAATTTATCTCCTAACAGTATTTATTTACTTTATATATTGTACTGATAATTTGCGAACAGTAAATACTGCGATTTACTGCTTATAAGAGTATTATCAATAATGTATCTGTCCATGTCTAAGTCAAATTGACTAAAGTCAAAATTGCTAGCTTTAATGGCACTTTGAATAATTTGACTAGTTCCTGGTTTACAATAGCACAACACCAACGATGGAGTATAACCTAGTTCGTCTACACTACTCTGTTGTGATGATCGCATCCAAAGCGGAACAAAAGATCTTTCAGTACGACCTAACGGTCGTATATTATCACGCATGTTTGTGATATTACTGATATATTTTATTGAATCAATTGTCTGTCCAGCAGTGTATATATTAGAATCCGCTTTAACTGTATTAGCTTCAGGTTCGGGTCTTAACACCATGTTTGGAGATAGTCCCTCTAGTATTGATAGAATTCTAGTTTCTGTTCTAGAATCTATTTCCAATCCATCTTCCCATTTTAACTTAAATTCTCCATCAGCTCTAGTTTCAACTACGAAATCTTCGCCTAGTGTAACAGTAATAGTTTTTCCTCTAGCCTGTACTGTAAAAGAAGGTTTTTCTTCGTAGTCGTAAAACATGTCTTTAGGCGTTGCACTAACAGAATTAACTTTAATCTTTTTAGAATTACGTACTGTAATACTTTTCTTAGTTCGACCTTCACTTGGATTATAAGGATCTATTACATCCAAATAAAGTACTTCATAAACTATATCATTAGTTCCAGGAACTTTTGCAATAGCACTCTTTAAATCGCCCACTCGATAGCGTTTTCTTCTATGATTTGTAGACATTGCTCTAACTACTTCTTGTAATTCTTTAGTTTCAATACCAGCATATGCAAGCATTTTAATTTCACGTTGTATACCAAAATTAGGATCGCTTGGTCGATAAATGTATTCTGGAATAAAAATTTCTGGATTAGAAATGAAAGCATTAAAGTTTCTTCTAACTTGTTCTTTAAGAAAAGGCTTCATGTATAAATTACTATACTTTTTACTATCAGGGTCTGATATTCTAATTACAAATTCTTTACTCACTACGCTATATTTGTAAAGATCTTGTGCAGTAACAGTGAAACGATATTCTCTATCTATTGTAGTCGAATTGGCATCAAGTCTAAATGTATCATTATCAAATACTGTCAGCCCGTTAGTTCTATATGCAAATCTTGCCCATAGCGCCTGATCAGTACTAAATGACCCAGTACTGGTACTCTGATGAGTACTCAGAGCTTGATAAAGCAACCCTTGATAACGTACAACATCGTTTAATGTATATTGTCGTTCGTTTTTCCAAGTGCTTTTATAAACATTTTCACCAAATGCATTTACTTTACCTACAACTTCACCATCAAAACTTAGTGCAAGTCCAGGCGGCAGTCTTCCTGATGATAAGTTATAAATTACGTTACTTCCGGGAACATTTGTAGTTGCTTCAACTTTTAGTACAGAAATAACATTTGATCCCAACAGTCCTAGATTACTATCAGTAATCCATTTTGTTTCAGAATTAATTTCCCCTAGTAATTTTACAGTAAATGTTTTACTACTTGCAACTAATTCTTGTGCTTGATCAGGGGTAAATCTTTGAGCCCGTATAGTAAATTTAAAAGTTTTTGTAACCTCTGCTTGATAGGGCACTTTACCTGCAATTTCTCCGGTGCTACTATCTAGTGTTAGTCCTGGAGGTAGTCTGCTAAGAGAACTATCGGGATTAGTAGCCTGTAAGAAATATGTAACAATACCTGTTAATGTATTTGAATCAATAACATCTAAGAACAAAGTAATATAATTGTTGGCTCGTCTAACACCTAAGTCGCTAGGTGTTAACCATATGGGAACTCTTATATTAGTGTTATCAGCAGTAAACGTACCTGTACCAACCTGCATAATAGTGTTGTCAGCACGTAAAAAGTCATCGCCTACTACATAAATTCTAAATGTTCGTCGAGATATAATATCTCCGTCAGATACACTTACAGTAAATTGATAATATCTATTTAATTTTTTAGGTGTTCGTTCTGGATAGTTAAAATCATAAATGTCAGTATCGTAGAAAAAACTATCAAAACCATTAGATGATCTTAAGCCAAAATCATATCCTGCAGAAGTAAAATCGTACGGCGCTGTATCATACGAGCCTGCATTATAAAGCAGTGTTCTTTCAATAGCAAGAATAGGATCAACTACTCCTACTAATCTGCCGTCTCTGGTTAATTGTATACCAGGCGGTAATTGTCCGTCTCCGGACGCTATATAAAAATCTAAACTTTCACCAATAGGTAAATCAACGTCAGTTGCCACTAATTGAAAATCAACTGGTGAATTGTCTAAAATATAAAATGTATTGTTATTACCTACTGGTAATAATCCAGGAGTTGTTTGCCATACAGGTGCATCAGCATCACCTACAGTAATTACAAATGTTCTATCTCTAGTTACATTGTTATAGCTAGCTCTTAGGACAAATCTGTAATCTGTAACACGCGGCACTTCGTAAGGAGTACCTACTATTTGAGAACCTTGGATTCGTATCCCACCAGGCAATTTTCCACTGATAAGAGAAACCGTAGATGAAGGATTAACCAACGGCAAATTTATGCTTGTTGTAACATTTTCTTCTAGCGTAGCTAATTTAGTATTAGACGGTTGCGTCCACAAGTCTGCCATATTTTATATCCTATATAGCGTATTTATCGGAAACAACGGATTCAAAAACCACCCAGGTCTACAGTATCTCCGCTAGGTGGGTCAAAAGGACCAAAGTCAACGTCTACTTTACGCATAATAAATTGAAGCGAATTAGTATAAACTGCTCTAAATTCACCAAAGTCAAAACCAGTTAAGTAAGGACCAAAATCTCGAACATCAAATCCGTATACGTTGCCTTGTAATTCTCCGCTGAATGTAGTTGCAGAAATTGTGTTGGCATTCTGTATGTTCTTGTTGTTAGCATTTAAGTTACCAGCTAGGGTAGGAGTTAAATCTTTAACTAGAATTCCATTATTGTCTAGGTCAACTATCAGCTGCTGACCATTAACTCTAGTGTTAATTCCTTGGCCACCTTGTATTGATAGTGTTTGTCCTCTTGAAATCGTAACAGTACCACTGTCTGATACAACAATTAATTGGTCTAAGCTGTCATTAGCATTGATTGTAATAGTGTTAGCGTTTTGATTTAAGTTTATATTAGAGCCAGCCAGGAGACGTTTAAATATATTTTCTCCATCAATTTTTCCAGCATATATACCTACACCTAAAACTCCTGCATTGTCTATAACAGTTTCTTCAACAATTCTTAAATCTAGTTCTTGAAAGTTATCGTTAACTTTTATAAATGCCTCACGGAGATCATCACCGGTGCCATCGTTAGCAACAATACCTACATCAATATAATTTATAGTCATTTTAAATTCCTTATCATGGCCAGAAAGTATCCATAATTGTTCTTGTCCAAATACCATCAATTCCATCAGTGTAATCTTTAACACAATAATAAATGTATGTAAATCCAGTACTACTGTCTATGCGAATTTCTCCTGCTGTGTCGCCAACCGCCCCAAACCTTGTTGTAGGCTTTGCTTTCAAAGGTTTAAAAATTATTGTATTACCTTCTAGCGTCAAATTAGTTTGCGCTTTTAATCGAACAAATGAACTAGTTGATGATATGTCAGTTTCAGTAAATGAAGTAACTTGAACTGGCCCAGCACTACTTTGAATACCAATTTCGGTAGAACCTGATAGTTGCATATCACCAGTACCACTCAATGAGATATCCGTAGCATTGGGTACGTTTAATACTCCCGCTGGGGATAATGTAATGCCTCCTACAGCAGTTACTAATAATTCTGAACCTGCTCTATTAATATTACCATCTAACGGGCCGTTGAAACTACCAAAAATTCGTTTAGTAGTTCCGTCTATAATTAAACTAGAATCGTCAGCTGTTAAGTTTCCTTCTAGTTTAATATCTTCGAATGTTGCAAGTGCCACTGAAAGTCTTACTGCACTCATTTGATTAAATGCACTATTTCCAACACTGTTAATATCTATGCCGGCAGTCCCAGATAGCACACTAGCTGGAATGATAGAATTTATGTGATCCACTAATAAAACATTCGAATCTGAAAACACACTACCTGTCAAATTACCAGTGTTAGTAACATCAATAGTTAATGCACCGCTTGTAAATTCGCTTCTAAGAATTACATCTGGTAAGTTATCTAAATCATTATAATCATTTGTAACAGCTACATCAGCTAGTCCAACTACATTTGAAGCAGGAACGGTAGCTGTAACACTTGTAACATATCCTGCATCGTTAGTTAGTTGTGACACTGCGGTAGGTATTACAGGCTTGTTAGTTAAATCAATATAACTGCCAGAGAAAATTACTGGACGATTATTAAGATCGTTATAGTCACCACTAAAAATATTAGGTTTATTAATTAGTGAATTATAATTTCCAGATAACGCTACACTAGCGAGATTGCTTCCACCTACGCTTATAGACTGCACTGACAAAGTATTTGCTTGCAAAGTGCCCGAAGCATTAACATTAACAACGTCAACAATACTACTGCCTTGAAGATTTAAATTATCACCGCTGGGTAACTCTTTAATCTTGTTGCCGTCAGTGGTGTCAAATATTAAGGGAAACTTATTAGCCATTTTTTTGTCCTGTTACATTATATTTATCGGTCATTATACTCTTCCTACTACAGCTTCAATAATACCTTTACCTTCACTGTCTTTATTTTCAAGAGCCTTACCTATTACAGTACCAACTGCTGGTGTCTGTCCAACCATAGCATATCCAGGAATTGCACTAGAAACTAACAAGTCACCTTTTCTTACCTTACCTAACACTTTGCATGGTACTCGGCCTTGCAGTGCCACTGAAACAACATTGGCTCCTTGTAGATTGCTGTTCATTAGATATGCTGGATTTGTAGAAACAATACCTGCTACTCTATGATCGTCTTTAATGGTAGTTATAGTAACTTCAGCATCACCGCCAAATATCAGCACAGTGCCTGGTTCGTATGCAGCATCTGCTTGATAGTTTTCAGCTAAGTCAGCATAACGAGCAGTTAATGCAGTACCGTCAAATGTAGTAGCATATACAGTATTCCATTTTAATAAACCGCTTCCTAGATTGTTTGCATTATTAGTACTTGGTACAAGATCACTTGCAGCCCTAGCAGTAAAAGTCACAGTATCAGTATTAGCATCACCAATAATAGTGTTACCATTAACAGTTAGATTTCCTGTTAATGTTGTGTTACTAGTTATACCCAAGGTGCCTGTAACACTTAGATTACCTGCAATTGCTGTATCACCACTAGCACTTGCTACAGTAAATTTAGTAGTAGCTACTGCAAAGTTTCCACCAACACCTAGAGTGCCTCCAACAGCAGTGTTTCCACTAGATGCTGTAATAACAAATCTATCTAGGCCTCCACTGGAAACTTTTACATTACCAAAGAACTGAGACTCTGTACTGTTAACTTTGATAGCTTCTGAACCGTTTGCAACCAATACTAGTGTGCTGAGTGCAGAACTTGTAAATCCAGATGTAGCACCAAGAGAAATGCCTGTAGTGTTTGCTGTTCCTTTATTATCTAATGCTTGGATAAAGTTACTGTACATCCACGGAGCACTTACAAAGCCTTTTCCAGTTAGTCCAGCAATGTTAGATTGTGCAGTTCCTTGTGTGGTGTTAACTAATCCACTAAACAGTTCAACTCCAACGTTTAATGAACCCGGCATTTGAACAACTGGATATGTAGGACTTCCACCGCCACTACCGCCTGCGGCTGTTAATATAACGCCTTGCACAGGAGTTTTAAATGATAATACACCGCCACTTTGACTTAGTATTTCTTGACTTGGCGTACCGCCAATAATAAATGCTTCAGCTTGTATTTTACCATCACCAGTTCTTCTTACAATACTATTGTTAGATGAACCTGTTGATATACTAGTAGTTCCATAAATGCCGTCGGCTATCTGTACCATTGCTTTACCAGCAAGACTTATTGATGCCGGAGTAGGAATTCCTACTGCTACTCCGCCAACAGTTACAATGCCACTGTTGTTGAACGCACCAGTAATGTTTACAACAATAAATGATGTTTCACTAAATGTTTGTCCTTGTACAGTACCAGTTGCACCGCTACCTGCTTGTGTTACAGAAGCGCCATCTGCTACGCTTAGTTCACTAGTAAACACAAGTCGCTGACCTGTTAGTTGAGTAATTTCACTGTTTGTAAAATCTTTATCCTGAACAGCGAAGCCTTGATCAACAATGGTATCAAATGGTACTAGTTCAACTGCTCCTGTTCCAGGAGTAAATCTTCCCAATACAGTATCAGTTGAAATTGGTTCGTGTTTATCAAGTCCAATACTTCTTTCTTTTAAACCTATATATGCACTACGATTAACGGCTGTTACATTGACCCCAGTTAATGTAGTAGGAGTTTGTTCTATACCGTTAGTGAATATTGCTTTGGTTAATACAGTTGGACTAGTAGCCCAAGTGTCCGAAGTTTTAATTATTACAGTAGTGTTATTAACAATCGTGTTTACTACTACACCTTTTGAAGTTCCTTGGTATAATATATCTCCAGCATTAGCAGAGACAGAATTTGCCAATGTTACTTGCAGCTCTTCTGTAAAGTTTTTAGCATCGTATGCTGATAAACCTCTGTCAGTTTGTCCAACTGCATTGTTCACACCATATAAACCAGTACTAGCTGATAATGGTCTTGCTCTTTCCATTAATAGTTTACTTTGCTGAATACTTGCATTAGCATTAATGTCAGCATTAACTATTGAATCATTTTCTATTTGAAGATTAAGTTGTGCGATTGGAACAGTTAAACCGTCTTGATATACTGCCGCTGTTCTTGATACAGTTATATTAATAACGCTGTTGGTTGATTCTCTTGCATTAGCAACTTCATCAATAGGACCGTCTACTATGTTAGCTGAAATAGCACCCTTAACAACGTCTTCACCTAGGTTAAAAGAATTAGTTACTGGTAGGTATGTAATTATAGTTAGATCGTACCCTGGCGCAGAACCTAAAATTTCGTCTGTAACTTCTTGTACATCAACTACTGTTCCAGATTTACTTGCAGAAATATCTGTAATAGTATCACCAGCAACAAAAACACCACCGCTTGGAGGTGTTACAAATATCTTTTTCAAACCAGTACCAACTAAAATATCACCAGATTCAATTCTGTTGAAGCTAATGTTTCGTTGATCTTCTAAGGTATCAAAACTAGATACCGCATCGTCAACGTAGGCTTTATTAACAGCCGCGGTAGGATCAACTCCTGGATCACCTAAGTTAGTAATTTTTTGGTTACCCATCAGCAAGTTTCCTTGCATTTCTGCGGTACCACTTAGCGGTAAGAATCCTGGACCAATTTTGTTAGATATGTTAGTGTCATTTCTATCTCTGCCTAATCGTCTGTTAATGTAACTAACGATAGCCTTTTCAACAGGTACTTTTGTATCTGACTCATCTGCCATTGTATCGTCAATGGAGAATTCATCAATAGTAACACCTTTCTTAAATCCTAATGCTGTTGCACCAGTAATACCAATGTCACCTGAGAACTTAATACTACCCTGGCCTTGATCAACTTCAAAGAACTTACCAACTCGGAAGAATCCAAATTGGTCAGTACTCATCCAAAATACACGACCTTTTCGTTTTTCGTAAACTTGTCCTGATGTGGCATTAGGAGAATCTACATAAGCAGGTGCAAGAGAGCCTAATGGATCACCTAAAATTACATTAGGATAGTTAGATGTATTAAATCCACCAGTACCAATTTGTGTAAAATCGTGACCTGTAGCGCGGCACAATGAAATAGCAATAGTTATCTCAGCAGTACTGCCTACAGGCAAACCAGCACGTAATACTTTATCGGTAGTAAACGCTTCAGCAATGCCTGTGCCTGCGCCTGCAAGATTATGTATGTTTGTACTGCTTATAGTAAGTATAGCTTCGTCTGTATCAACTGGGGTATAATTTATAATTTGATGTGTTCTACCTGCCCATGTAAACACCATACCACCACTATAGCCTGGAGCTCCAGGCAATCTACCAGCAACGTCTCTAGTAATTCTTGCAAGTTCATCTGCAAGTAATCCGAATCCTTCTTTATCTGGATTAATTTTAATTTGTGTATTACCAATAGTTCCACCAGTTGTACTGGTAACGTTCGCTGCTTCAACGTACAACTCAATATGATCGTAACTAACTTCAAAAGTTGTCTGAATAGAATTACTGTCTAAAGGTAAACCTAGTGAATTAAATGCACTGAAACCAATACTTCTGTAAGTAACATTGTCACTCTCGTCAAAGTTAATAGCTGTACTTGGTCTAGTAACTAATCTTGAAGTATCCTTAACGCTGTCAAATATATGAGTTCCGCCGTTACGATATTCAACTAGTACTCCGTTGGCTACATCAGCCTTAATTGCTGAGTAGAAATCTCCGTTAGTACCGTTAGGTTGTCCGCTTATTTGTAATCTATATACCTTATTATTATATACACTAGCAGGTAATGCTGTTACACCGTCGTTGCCGTAAATTGATGCAACCGTAAATGTAATTGCAGTTCCTGTACCTCCAAACTGTGTATTAGCAATAGTAATAGTATTACCAATAGCATATCCTTCACCACAGCCTTCAACGGTTACTGTAGTTGCTCCGCCAGGCACTATTACTATAGTATATGTTGCTTGTACAGTAGGTGTACCACCAGTACCTACTTTGCCAGTATATGTTCCAGGAGTTCTAGAAGCATTACCAGCTACAGAACTAACAGATTGTATACCTGTTAGAACTACGTCTCCAGATTGATTACCGTCTCCTAAATACCTAACAACAGAAACGTTATACTGTAAGGTTCCTACTGTACCGCCGTGATTAATTGTAACCACAGAACCAGTTAGTGGAGCATATGGTACATCTGTTACTACTATGCTATTTGCTGCTTCTACGTTTGTAAAATTAGTAGGTGCACCGAGATTGTCAACTCCTTGAGGGAATCGAAGCGTTCTAGCTGGAGCAGTCATAGGAAATTCTAATGTAACCTGATCAGGAATTTCGTTAGGATCTGCGCCTTCTGACACAAGACCAAAGTTACCATAACCGTTAGAACCGTTTAGTGAACGAATTTCTGATCCGTTCTTAGCATAGTAGGCTGCTTGACAATAATAGGTAAACATTGACACCATTTCAGAGAATGCGCCATTGTTAGTTACTAAGCCGTAACCAAGGTCATTAATCTGTGTAAAGTCATTGCCCAGCATCGAACGATTACCAGCAGTTTGTAAATATAACGGACGTTCTACTTGTCCAGTGTCTTCTTCAAATTGACTTTCTAGATATCCAACACCTGCGTTAGATGTAGCATCTAGATAGATAGTTGCAGTACCTTGTGCTTGGTCATAATCAGAAATTGCATTAACTTGATAGCGTCTGCCTTCTATGTAGAATGGACATGGTAACTGGGGTGGTCGAATTCTTAGACCTTGAGTTTCTTCGCTGCGAATTGTAAGAGTAAACGCATTAATTTTTCCAGTTATCTCAGCTGGTAAGTTACCTACATATGCATCAACAAACATACCGCCAGCAAAACGTTTGCGATTTAATGTTTGTGAGAATGAAGATCCTGTCTGTATGTAAGGTGACTTAGTTAATATTTGACCGTCTGGATCAAGAGTACACATAAATCCGCCGTGCCCCTGAACTGTCATGTTACGTAAAATTGTAGCATCGTTCATTAAAAACACATCTACTTCGTCATTTCGTTTTGGAGGATTATATCTAGGATCAAAAACAAAAACAATCTTTTCAATTAAATTGCTTATTATATTATCTGTATCATTTTCTGCTACTCCATATTCAAAGTCAGGAGCAACATAATTAACAGCTAGAGGATTTTGTTGGATAGCGCCGGCATCGTATGCACCGTCAAATAGTCTAGCAGCAATTTCTGAAATATATCTAATAGCGCCTTTGGTAACATTTTCTTGTCCACCAAATCCGTCGTTATTATACTTTTGAATATAGCTTCTAAAATATTCTCCTTGTACTTCTGTAGAAAACTCATCACCGCCTAGCTTTAAATCATCTGCTAGTGCATTAACGATTAATCCAACGTCTCGACGACACTTTGCCTGATTGTATGAGTATACAGCAATACCATCAAGTGTACTGATTACATCAGAAACAATAGTATTAGTACTGCCGTTGATTGCAGTTTTTACATCAAGTAAGGTTACGTTTGCACTTGTTAATGAAGGATACACGGCGCTAGGCAATGTTAGCAAATTATTATTATTAATTTGATTTTTAATAATATTAACTAAATTAGTTACTATTGTTGATTCTGTTGTACTAGCTGGGTTAGATCCTACGCCAGTCTGTGACAATACATTTCCTGAAGTTGGTACTATAGCAATACCACGAACTATGTCTGCTACTACTCCTGACAAATGCTCGTACGCATCAACAGTAAAAGATCTTTGATTTAATCCTAACTGACTTACTGCATTAACAAAGTAACTAATTGCAGATTGTCTAGTAGCAAAGTTACCTCCATACATCACATCATAGCTTAATGCATCAACTATATACTTAACATCCCTTGCACACTTAGTTGAATTGTATTCTAACCTAGGAAAGTTTACAGCTATGTATGCAGTAATCTCAGCAGCAATGAAGTTTCTATTTGCCTGCAATTGATTCTTTGCATCAATTTGATCTTGTAAGGTACTGTCAATAGGACTAAATGTTAATGCATTTGCCGCAGTCTCAGTACTAACAACACCGTTTTGAATAATATCAATTATTTCATTAAACGCTGTGTTTGATCTAGTAGTTGCAGTTGCACTACTAATAACTGCTGGTAATGCTGAAACAAGATTTCTAGCTCTAATTAATGCATCTACCCAAAGTTCTCTTAGATATGAATCTCTGTATATACTGCCTGCACGAGAAAATTTTAATCCTTCTAGTACTTGATTGTAATTTGTACCTAATACTATGTCATAGGTAATGCCGTCAAGTATTTCTCCAAAGTCGCTAGCAAACTGAATTTTGTCGTAGAGCAAATCTTGGAAGTTTTGATTGATATACGCAATTACTTCTTCTTGTATAAACTTTTTATTTTCTTGAAGAATGTTTGAGGCTGTTGAAAATTTTCCTGGGTTTACAACAGACGTGCCTGTGTTTTTAACTTTGGTTGGATTTTCTAAGTAATGATATCCAAATCTACCTTGTATTTCGCCTACTTGGTTATAGAATCTATTACCTCCTGTAACCAGCGGTATACCATCAAATTCTAAATCTCTGTAGAAGTAAGTACTTGCCCAAGGTGATTGAGATACTCGACGATTTGGTCTTATAATTACGCGACGAAATTCATCACCCACAACTGAAACGTTGGCAGCAACTTTAATAGGGTAGTCTTCTTCATAAATACCTGATTCAATAAAAATCGTAATCTGTTTGCGTTTAACAAAATTATCAAACTCTAGATCTTCACCTGGTATAAAATCAATAGGCTTTATTAAATGCACAAGAATTTTATCTTGGCCGCCTTCGGCTGGATCATTAGTTGTTAAGCTAACAATACGTCCTTGTGCGCCTGATATTTTACCAACTAGTATTTTTCCTGGTAATAAGTCTACGTTATTGCCTACACCTTGGTCAATTGCACTAAGACCGCCGTTATTAACAACAACTTTGTATGTACTACCATATACTACTAATGCACCAGCATTAATACCGTTCTGGATAATGTTGGTAACTAAATTAAACTTATCACTGATAGCAGTTCTTGATGTTGCGTCAGCATCATTACCAATATCAAAAAATTGACCTTCGTCGTCTTGATATCTAATACCAATTATACCGCCCGAACTATATGCTGTAAAAGATAATGAATTTACTGCGGTTAATAGTGTTCGATCAGTGAATAACTCAAATTGATTTGGGCTTACTACTCTTACATAATAAACGTTCTCGTTGACCTGTGTCATACCAGATACATTTTTAATAATCACCTGATTACCGCTTACTAGATTATGTGAAACGCTAGTAGTAACTCTTGCTATAGCTGCTTGTGTAATATTTGATATTGGTCTTTGTAAATATGGACGATTTAACAGAACTGCTGCAATCATATCTCTTGCAGTATTAATAGCATCAACAGTTTCTGTTAATTGTCTTGTAATTGCTACAATAGCACTTGCATTAGCATAATATCTTTCAGCAGCCAATCTTGTTAGGTAGTTAGCTGTAGCATCAACTGCGGGTCCTCTATTAATATCAAATGCAATAGAATCTAAAATCAAACCTAGATCACGTTCGCAAGTTTCAATATTATAATCAAAATTAGGATATTTAAATTGTAAGTAACCTGTAACTTCACTAACAACAAACGCTCTATTTTGTTCGATCAAATACCTTGCTTGATTAAACACAGGAGTAACAATGGCAGCTTCAAGTACTTCAGCTGGTGTTGTGCCGCCGTCTCGAGTAATAGTCTGCATGTACGGACCGGGTTCAGCTTCAGATGCTTGAATAATTTCTTCAGCTCGCCGAGCTGCTGCGTTAATAGTTCTATACGCATAACTCCAAGAAGTTCCTGCTTTACCAGCTGGCACTCCTGTCATTCTATCGTCGCCCTGCGTAGTTACATATAAGTTACTGATACTAGCATAACTGGTATTGTCAACATAAAATTTAGTTGCTGCTTGTAAATCTTCATCGCTGCTGGCTAGCCCTGCAAGTTCGCCTGGGCTGTCATGCAGTATCAACGGTCCAGTCATCTTATCACCCTGACGGCGAACTACTGATTTTCTAGGTATTGCTTGATTAGCTAGATAAAATCCTTGTAAGTTTGAGTCGTATGCAGCATCAACAAAAATATGCTCATCATCTACACCAATAGTACCCGTAATGAATATCTTATTTGTATTGGCATCGGACTGACTTAGAACAGTAGCATCGGCTCTGGTAGCATGTACACTTAATTGATTTGCTGTAGCATACCGTAAATAATAAGTTGTATCAGTTACTATTCCGGATGGATCAGTATCTTCTGCTCGAAATTTGTAAGGAGTTCCGTTAATGGTATTGTCAAATCCGTGACCAGTAACTACAATATTACCATTTGAATAAGATTCAATAACCAACGTATAATCACTTGCATTAGCAGGCTCGTCTGGAATTCTAATTGGTAAGGCACCCGCAATATATCTATTATCAGCGTAACCTTTGGTAATAACTAGATCGTCAATGGTTATTTGAGGATTAGGTTGTTCTGCGTTAAACTCGTCAACTGCTTCTTGTGATATTGCTATACGAGCAATAGCTTTATTTCTTCCATCTAAAGGACCGCCTAATTGCGGTGATAAATCTTGTGATAATGCTCTGAAAGATGTTGACAGTACAATTTTATTAGGAGTATCATAGCTAATTAAAATACTATCGTCGGCAGTAGGATCAGCAGCTGAATTAGAAGCTAAGGCTCTAAATTTAATTCCGTCAGCGTTTGAATCAACAAATAATACAGTATTAGGTTCATAGCCGTCAGGAGTATCACTTAGCGTAGTAAATCTAATAGTACCGCCTGCTCCAAAAATAGCATATAGTTCATTAAAGTTTTCGTTGGTCTTTCTAAACGACTCACGGATACTATCACCTGTGCCGTCATTGCCTTCTACGCCAATGTTAATCTCTTTTCTTGCCATACTTTACTCCGATATTAGATGTAGCAGGATTTCTTTCCTGCTCAATTATTTATCGTAAAATTTTATAATCTTAATGTAAATAGTATATGTTCATTGGCACTAGAATTGAAAAAACACAACACACTCGTAAAAGTAAACTGGGTGTTGAGCATCTGTATGACAGGGAACGAACTTATGCTCTATTTCGGTGCGATAGTTGTGATACGGAATTTTCAAGAGAAAAAGGAAGTATGGATCCAAAGAGGTTGAGCAACAACTATTTCCATGTTTGCTCAAAATGTGATGCTAAAAGATTTGCTCAGAAACGCGGAGTACAAAAAAAGCAGGTATGGGATTTACCTGCTAGCTCTAGTTTAGATATTAGTAAGTTATGATTTTTTAAGTCCGTCACTAGTGACGTTAGGGGTTATTTTCATACCTTTAGGTGATTCTTGAAGTTTAGTAGTATCTTTCTTAACAGGAACGTAAGTCATGTATTGACCTTTGTCGTGTCTAATTCCTGTTACACGATCCAATTTTAAACTTCCGCTGTATAGTCCTGCCATAATTTAATCTCCAGTTATTTGTATTTAGTTAAATAAAAGACCTTAAGGAGGTATTTTAACATGGAAATTATAATTGCAATTATAGTTGTAGTAGCTGGTACAGCGATTTGGTACGCAAATCGTAAAACTGGTATTGATGTCAATCAAGACGGAAAAGTTGATTTAGCTGATGCGAAAGCCGCAGTTGAAAAGACTGTTGAAGCTGTTGCAGAAGTTGCAGATGCTAACAAAGACGGTAAAGTTGATGTAGCTGATGTAAAAGTTGTAGCGACTAAAGCAAAAGCAGCCGTTAAGAAGACTGCAACCAAAGCAAAGGCAACCGTTAAAAAAGCAGCCACTAAGACTGCTTCAACACGTGGCCGTAAGCCGAAAACTAGTGCTTAATTACGCGAGCGCAACAAACTTTCTATAGTTTGAATTGCACTATCTTGGCGAGCTAGCTTTCGATCTAATACATCGATGGCTGCTCGCTGTTTTCTTATCTGCTCTTCCAGACTCTGCACATAAGCATGAGTAGGAATACGCTTTTCTATACCATCTTCTCCTAGCATAGTAAATGTGTCTACACCTTGACCACGAAGCCCGCCGGCAACTCGGTTAGGATTTTTGTCTGAAGTTTTAGGTACTACGCTTGATGTGCGACCGTACATTTTGGTTAAGTAGTTCATATTGTATTTACCGTTTCAATTCGTTGAGTAGAAATTCTTTAGGGTCACACCAATACGTTTCAAAAATAGATTCACCAGGGCCAGTTATCATACTAGTAATTACTTCACAGCGTTTAAGCCACAAAAACTTATTACTTAGATAACAGCGCCTAGGCAATAAGCACAGTTTCTGCTGATGCCCTATCCTGCGCTTGTTGAACATCCAAGAATCCGTACTCATTCTTAATACTTGCATTGGTATTGGCATAGTTATATAAGTCCAATGTTGCTAAATTCTTACATTTAGATTCAACCATAATATCTGCATATTCACGGAATGTAAGAGCCCAATCATTTACAGCGTCATTCCACATGTAATCGCTGTGTGCTCTAAGTTTAGCTTTCTTGTATCCGTTTTCTAGTAGCGTCCAAAGATCGGGGCGCTGGTGTTTGGAATGGCCAATAAGGCAGTCTTCCCGTGAAACACTATAATGTATAACAGGCCGAACACCACGCCAGCTATCAATAATCCTTTTAAAACGGTCGTCAGTAGCTTCAATATATTCTCCAGAATTAATCCAATGATGATGTATGTCTAGCACCAAAGCGAGATGCTTTGATAGTTCGAGAGAGGCGTCGATTCCCCAAGACATTTCGTCGTTTTCGATAGTAATACAGTTTCGCGCCTCTGGTGAGAGACGCCCAAGTGCGCTGATAATACCGGCTGGACCTCTGCGACCCGCGATGTGGACATTGATTTTAAAGTCCTGAAATTGTTTGCCGAACCCCATCCAACGGGCCATATCTGCATGATATTCAAACTCCTCTATTGATCGATTAACAATGTCATCTGACTCAGATGCCAACACAGTAAACTGGCCAGGATGCATAGACACACGCACATCAAGCCTACGAGCCGTTTCGCCCACCAAGGCAAACTCTCTTTCACAATATGCTCTAACGTCTGGTAACTTCCAATAGTACCCCCAAGTCGGCTCAGTGTACACAGGAAGGCAATCGCTACCCAGTCTAACCATTCTAAGATCTTGCGGCAAACGTCCAACATATTCTATAAGTCTCCTATACGAAGCAATATTGTGCTCCATAATTTCCCAAAGCCGCTGTTCTGCTACAGCCTTAGTTTGTCTGTTCAACCATTGTACAGTAGTTGACCGAGTATTTAGTGGTCTCTGAATTTCTTCCAAAAGTTTTTTCTTTTGAGTTCGATCAGGGTACATATATTTGCAAGCAAAGCCGATACGTTTTTTCATAAGTTATTATACTAGATTTAGCGCCAGTTGTCAACCACCCAAGGGTCTTCACAATTATGAGGATTTGGGTCTCCGTGAAATACTGTTACACAACATTCAATCCTTGGTTTTACATCTTCTATCTGTTTAAATTTTCGATTTCCTTTAGTGCTGCCATAATCAAATTCTTTAGTACGTCTAACTTCCCATTTCCAACTTAGTATCCAACTGTCCGGATACAGCATTGCTTGATTTTTTTGTGTAGCTTCAAATAACCAATCTTGATCGCCATGTAGTCTTCTTTGAATATCGTGTTGATTTTCTCGGAATCCTGTCCAGACATAATCTAGCTGGCCAGTTTTAAATCGAACTACACTGCTATTATATTTTTTCCAACTTGGGCGCATAGCTCTGGTAAAATCTCTAATAGTACACCAGTGATTAGGTTGGTAGGTAAAAAGTTTATCTATATTACTTGCTATTACTACATCTAAATCCATGTAAAGTATTGTGCCATTAATAGGCAACTCTTTACTGTACATATAAGGTTTACACCACCATCCTTGTAAGTTGGCGGGCAAAGGTATTGTTTTTATTCTTGGATCTAGTCCATTAGCGTTATCTGTTAAACAAACAAACTCGTAGTCTAAACTACAGTTTCTCTTAACCATGTTGTAGAGTTTGTTTACATATTCTGGACCGTATTTTGTGCCGTGTTTTAAACAAAGAAGATAATTTTTTAGACTATCTTCATGGGTAACTAAATTAGGCGTAATAATTTCTTGAGGCTTTTGTTTTTCTAAATGCCTCTGTTCTTTTATCTTACGCCATTCTTCTTTAGTATATTGACCTTTGTCAATCTTTGGCAATTTTAACCCTCATAAGTAGCAGAGTTACCAGCGTGTTCAAACACTTCAACTGAACGTAGACGAACACCAGCACCAACAGGATACCGTGCTTCAAATACTCTTCCGTCTGGATGAGTCCAAGCACGACCTTCTTTGTATGCTTCTAGTATTTCATTCATTGTGCGATATGCCAGTTCAGCAAATTTTTCGCATCCAACAGCTTCTACTAGACGCAAATCCAATACACCGCCTTCAGCTTGTTTACCCAACTTAGCAAGTTCCTTAAACTTTGGGAGATGAGGATCATCTAAAGCCATAACAGTAGTGTGATCAAATTGCCATTCACTCCACTCTTTGAATGCTTTGAGTCCACCAAAGTCCATAACCCAGTTGCGATCATCTAGTGTTTTTGATTCAAAGATTAATTTGATACCAATTGAGTATCCGTGTAGTAACGAACAGTGTGAATGTGTACTACGCCATTGTCTAAAGCAACATGACAGACCTCTGTCATTGCCATAAGTTTTTGTTGAAAGATATTTTGCCATCTCTAGTCTCCTTTTTGTAGGTAGCAAGTTTGATGACATGCAGAGTATTTAAAGTGGGGTGAACGTCATTAAAAGACCACTGTATAGTATACTATGTATTATAGTATATGTTACTTATCTTGTCAACCTCAACGTTAGATTTAATCCAGGCTTTGGGAGTCTCCCAATTAAGCGGACGATAGACTGTAAAATTTACTTTTGAAAAATGTTCAAAAACTTTGCCTATTTGGTGTATCCAATAGCGTGGATCGACTGCGGACTTTGATGCTTCATCATAGCCCTGTGTGTCTTTGTATAAATTATTTACAAGTTTATTGTCACTGTATAAATCAAAGCCTACTAGACTAACAGAACGTTCTTTAGATAATTTTGCCGCAAGTAACACAGCATAAGGGCCACTGCCCCATTGAAACGGCTCATCGGCTCGTATCACAGACTCGTATGGAATATCTGGAACTTCTCTAACATTTTTTAAATGTCGATAATCGCCATACCAGTCTTTTCTAGTATAAACTAATGTAGTCTCGTTTATATTATCTTTAATTGCTTCGTTGACCATACGTCTGTCAACACATACTAGATAGTCTACTTCATGGTCACGCATTATAGCGTTACACCCTATCTTATAACCTTTAAGACGATCTAGATCAATATGTTTACGACTTTCGCCGTTGCCAAAGACCCACATAAAATTGTTTGATTAAACAGAAATTTGACCAAATGGTTTCCACACACCTGGCGTGCCTTCACGTATACAGATCCAACCAGTATACCCTCCAGCTTGAGGATTTGCGTCCCATACTATATCACCTTTTTTGTAAGTACCTGCTGTAGGAATCTCTGTACCTACTTCAAACTTTTTATCTTGGAATCGCACAGGACCTGCTGTAGTGATATCAGCATCCTCAGCAAAGTTCTTAACACCTACACCTAGCTTATGCTTTAACACAACTTTTTCGTAAAAAGTTACAACACCATTGTGTGCAATATCAATCCTAGTAGAATCGTCTGTGATAATTTCTAGTGCAGTTGTAGTCCATGTGCCTATTTTAAATTTCTTATCTTCAGTAGGATCAATTACAAATTCGTGATCCCAACTCATAATACTAATAGCACCGTTAGGTGCATCTGTTCCTAAACCTAAACGTTGTGTGTCAGCATCCCAGAATAAAAATTCGTCCACTACCACGTTGCCTGCAACACGAAGCTCGTCTAATGTACCTATTTGTTTTAGATTACTTTTAACAACACTAGTGCCTAGCTCAGTTTGTGTTAACACTGGTAGACCTGATATAGAGTAGTATTTGTCTTTGAACAGGTCAATAGATTCTGAGCTAAAAAATCGATCCGGCTTTGGCTGTAGAACAAATTGTTTAGTGTAACTACCACCTGTCCAAATAAGTCCCTTACCATATGCTAATGAACCGTCTTCGCCTTTAAATTCTAGCGGACTTGTTCTTTCATATCTTATGTCCGCTGATACTTCGTCAACGTGTAGTTTACGGGCATGTATTTCGCCCTCAACTGTTAAGTTTCCTTTAACAGTTAACGGACAAGCAACAACATTTGTATGAACTACATCAACTCGAATACCGTCATCTGCTACTCGTAAAATTGCCTTTGTAGCAGTATCTTTAATACCGACACTTGCAAAGTTGGTAATCATACCACCGTTAATTTTGTCGCCGCTTAATTCTCTATCGAAAATTTTAGTCTTTTGGACTTCGCGTTTAGAAATCCCGTCGATAGCATCGCCGAGACTCTTTAGTATATCGTGAATGTTAGGATTGTTTGTGCTCATACATGTATTTATCAAGATACATGTATGAGCGGGTTTATGCTACTTTAAGTAGTATAGTATCACTATTAATACGTCCGTTCATGATCGTATCTGTAGTATTGATGTCTTCTAAAAACTTACGCAATACAACCTTACCGGCAGCTTTAAATGCTTTGATTTGTTCTTCTGGTTTACGCAAAGTTTTTTGGATACTCTTTACTGGATCAAATCCTTCAACAGTAGTACCTTTGACTGTAAGTCCACTCCCATTTCTGCCCATACCAGTTGGATCAATGCTAGACGCAATATATTTGCCCAACTTGCGAGTCTTTACATTGAACACCCAAAGTTCATTTGCACCCACAATATCTGTAGGGTTAATGGATGCCAAACTGTACTTTTGATCCACTTTCATATATTTGAGTTTAGCAACCAATTTATCAGCCGACTTAGGCTTTGCTGTACGAGGTTTGCGTGTAGCTTTGCTGGTGTCTACGATAAGCGTACAAGCGTCTACAAGCGTTTCTAGAGCCGCAATGTAGTTAGAGACATCCTTCTTAGCAAGGTGACTGTAGGCTTCTTTTAGTTGCTCTACATGATCTGCTTCTCTAGCATCCATTTTTTTGAGTTGTGCCGCTGTGGGTAAGTTTTGGAGCGAACGAAACTCTTCCAATTCCTTTTGATAAAAGCCAACCAATTTGCGAGCGTGTGCTTGTGTCACGCCCATTTTACTAAAGTGAGCCTTAAAATCAAAACCTTTTGGATTAAAGTTTTTGCGATCTTCAACAAATCCTTCAAGCCAATTATCGATATCTTCGGCAGCTTTTTGAGCTTGCTCTGTAATACGTTCTTGAATAGTAGGAGTATAGGTATTTGCTTTGACTTTTTCAGCCTTGGCTTCTTGGACCACAATCGATTTGCCTCCAACTATTGCTAGTTCAAGGGCAGTTTTAATATAATCAGTAACAGGTTTAATTGGACCCATAGTTCCAGAAAGGCCTTGCCAAAACTCGTCGTGTACTTTATTGTAGTCAGGCATACCATTACGAAGCAGTTTGCAGTAGATGCAAACGGTAATGTTTACACCAGCGGCTTTTACACTTTTGATTTCGTCAGCCTTGTAACCATTTTCTTTCATCCATGCTAGAACTTCTGGTAGCAAATCTGCAGGCTTGTAATTGTCGTAATAAAAGTCACGAGCAGAACGCACAGCACGGTGATACTGTTCACCTGGCCAAGTTTCCCAACCTTCAAAGCTAGGACCTTTGATTTTGGATCCTTGGCGTACAGTGGGCGCCAACCGAGCTTTCTTTTTTGGTACTTTGATTCCGACTTTGGTTGCCATGCTTTACTCCTAACAGTTGTGTAAGTCGTTAGTATATATGCTTATCCAAAAGAAGTCAACCTTTTTTGAGTAAAAAGTAGGTTAAATGTTTGCCCGAGAGAACACCTGTTATTACTACATTATAGCCCAATGAATGGTGATCTATGTTTGTGTGCCACTCTATGTCTGTGGCATTTTTCATACACCACTGACCAATTTCAGTTTTTTGCCATTCACTTATTGGAAACGCGGCATATAGCTGTGGGTCTTCTACATCGCCCATGCTAAACTGGTATAGAAGAACTTTACGCCGTTCTTCTATGTTATTGCCAACTATATGATAAGTAGGTTGTCCTAACCAAGTCACGTCGATTCTTTTAATGCTTGGAAAGTCAAATCTCGAGCATAGACATTAGCTATGGGTTTAATCCAGCCAGCATTAATTGCTGTAATAAAAATACTTTTATATTCAGCTGGACAATTTTGACTTATTTCAAAACCTGCTCTTGGTGCGACTACAAGTCCGTCAGTGAGCATAAAGCCCGGCTCACCTTGTTTAATTGTTTTTAATTGACTGTGTGTTGTATTAATTTTCATTTACTATTTCGCCGAAGCGTCCTACGAATGCTTCTTGGCGACAGTTATATTCTTGTAGTGTTTTAATGTTTTTATAATAGACCCATGGGTCTCCTTCTTTTTCTATTACGTCAATAACTATAAATGTGTTGTCAACTGTCTTCCATCTGCTGCCAATTTTTATCATAACTTTTCATCCTTTTCAAATCCTCTAAAAGTTTTGAACCTAGGAAAGCGAAGGCTATATGTACCGTCTTGATTTTGTGTTACGGCGTCTGCACGGACTTCCACCAAAGCACTAAGAAGATCATTACGACTAGTCCAAAAACTGGATCTTTGATCATCCGTAAAGCCACTGCCAACATTGACCCTAATATCACGCCCATCATCCGCGCCACTGCATACAAAAGCCCCAAGTCTTCCTTCATTTTTTCCGGTTCCTTCTTCTACGGCTGTAATACTTAATGTTACTTCTATAAATGGTTTAGCTTTGAGCCAACTGTGGCTCCGCTTGCACTCGTAGGGTGCATCAACATCCTTGATCATAACACCCTCATAACCACCGTCTACAGCACGTTTATTCAGGTCTACAAAGCGTTTTTGTCCGTCGGGGGTGTCTAAGTCCACAGTTTCCCAGTCTAAGCATTGGACGTGTGGCAGAAAAGCCACATGTTTTGAAACCCAAGCCTGAACCATTTGACTGCGGACACTCTGTGGCTTTTCCCATACACCTTTTTGGAAATCCTCTAATGGACACATGTCAAACAGATGCAGTACTGCATCGCTTGCGGCAACATTGTCCTTACGGTGAACCTGCTTCATTAGGTCCTGAAAGCTGGCGCTCATTACTTCGCCGTCTAGCACTAGGTCATAAGCTGGCGGATTAAATTTTACTACTTTAGAAATTTCGTCTGCGATGTGTCCAAAGTTATGAAACTCTTTACCATTGCGGCTAAACAGTTCGACTCTGCCGTCAACACGAACTACAGCAATGACTCGAACACCGTCTAGTTTAACTTCAATCTGTTTCTTGCCAGTCATCTTCTTTTCGTGATTAGCTGAGTCATGCGCAAGCTGACATTCAAAGATTGGAATTGTGTACTGCGGGAATTTTTTAGCAACCTTGTTTACAGTCTTTTCCGAAACACCGCAACGCAAATCCTTAATAAGGATGCGTCGATAGAATCGATTCCACTGTGATGCTGTAGCTGTGTCCATGCATAGTTTAATAGCATCACGTGCCGCATGACCGGTTAGTTCTCTACGATTAAGTTGATCTGCAAGTGTTTTAAAATTAGCCCAAGTAAGTCCTTGCCCGTCTACAGTAGCTTCTGGTACTTGCTTAACGCCAAATGTTACAAGAGGATCCAAGGCCATACGTACACCTTCAAAGAACTCGTCTAGTCCTTCTTCCATAGCCGACTCGAGGATACCTTCTTTATTAAGACGGCTAGGGTGATCTTCTAAAGCACCAATAATGTATTCGGGTTGTGTACGCATATGTCCTCAGCTAAAGTTAAAATGGAATTCTTGTGCAAAGTAAAGATTGCCAGGCTGATCCTCACTGTTAACTAATTTTAACACCATTTCAGGTAAAAGTCTACCAGATCTGGTTAAGAAGTCTTCCTTGCTCAAATTCTCTGCGAAATGAATATAGAAGTCTCCAAATCGTTCTTTGAATTCTCTAGCCGCAATAAATTTTTGACTATGCTTTAGTTTGCCTGGAACATACACCATTTTACCTGTTTCGTCTGTAACAAAATCTGGTTGTACTTCGTAGTCATCTTTTTTTGGATATGCTCGTGTGATTAGAACGCACATGGTGCGCCCTTCTCCAGTACCTGCATAGTCGCTAAATATATATTGATATAGTTCACTCATTTTGCAGTCTTTCAATTTCGTTAGCGGCTTCCTCTAAGAGATCCGCAATGCGATCATTGGCACCTTCTTGCACTGATTTACGATCTTTAATTTGCCTACGTATTTCTGCTCGCTTACGCAAACGAAAAACTAGACTCTGTTCTGCTACTGGTAAATGACTTTCGTCCTTCATTGTAATGGTACCTTGATGTTGCACTCAACTACCCAATCTTCAAATCGAGTATGCTTGGTTACTTCTACTCCTAGTCCAACTGCTTCATTTACAAAATGCTGTAGTAGTGCATTATACAATTCGTCGGGCATAGTTTCTTTATCAAATTTAATTTTCATATACGTTTACCTAAAATGAATCCCCGTGAGTAGATGATGAAAGCCTTGAGAGCTCTCATCATCTCTCGCCAATAGTACTGACGATATGTCATTTGCTGATATTCTTTCTAGCTTCAGCTAATAACACAGGATCGCCCTTAGTCATTACTTCTAACAACAATCTCTTTTCTTCTAAGTATGTTCTAGCAAACTTTTCATCGTGTGCCATAATACTACGAGTGTTAGAGATTAAGTCAGCTAACTTTACTGTTTGCGCCGCTGCCGGTGCCATAGCAGAGTGTGCCCTGTCAATAGCCTTGCGCACAGCTCGATTGCCTTGTTCAGGACGACTAACATCAGTTAACCATCCCACTAACTCTGCAACTTCGTCTCCGAATTCAGCACGGATCACTTCGTTAGTAACACCAGTGTCTTCTACAACATCATGTAACCAAGCCGCCGCTAACATTGCGTCAGTGTGAGTCACTGTACTAACAATGCGAACAACTTCAGCAGGGTGAACGATGTATGGTTCACCTGTGTACTTACGAAGTTGAGCTACAGCTGAATGTGCCGCTGTTGCAAATACCCTAGCTCTTTCTACGATTGTCATAATCACTCCTTACATAACAGTGGTGTGGTGTCCTTTAACCTTGCCAGTCATTGCATCAGCAATGGCTCGCTCCATAGTAACCGCAATCATTCCTGTTGCATCCATACCCATGTCTCTTGCACGATATTCTTCTAATCCACTCTTGCCACCGTGTAAGTGACCATGAAAGTGAACAGCACCTCTATGCATTTGATCCCATTCTGCAATAGGATAGTGAAACATTACTACACGAGTCTTTTCGTAGTTAATGCACAAATACGGATGTATTTCTACAAAACATCTACGAAACACTGGATCATTTAACAGTTTACGATCGTGATTTCCTTCAATCAAAATTTTTCTGCCATTCAATCGTTGCAAAATCTTTACAGCTTTGTCAGCTGGAAGAAATGCAACATCTCCTAGAATGTAAACGGTGTCATCTTGAGCAATAGTTTCATTCCATTCTTCTATCATTTTTTCGTTCATGTACGTTACATCATTATGAAATCTTGCTCTTGCTTGTGAACAAAAGTTCATAATGTTTGCGTGTCCAAAATGCAGGTCACTAGTCAACCAAGTTGTCATTTTTTTCTCTCTTATCTTTAGTAATGCATATATTATATAGTCAAGACAAAGCCCTGTCAACCAAATAGACTGACAGGGCATGTTGTAAAAAAAAGCCACAGTTAATCAGCGTACCAGATTTCTTTAAATCCTTCTGCTTCAGTCGGCATTTCAAAGTTATCAATCATACTTTTAACAACTTCTAATGGAACGATCTTGTTAGGACGATTGCTTAGTCTACGTTCTAATTCTGTCCAGTCCGGAGTCTTAAACACTACAGCAACATGCTCATAGTCTGGCAAGGCATTAAACTTACGTTTACGACTTGCCAAAGTTGTAGATGTTTGATCCCAAATAATGCGGCGACCTTCAGACTGCGCTTTTCGAACTCGACGCATCATTAAACGAATAGCTCTAGGCATTACCTTATCAAAAACTTCCGAATAGGTTGAACCCATTCGACGAGCAAATCGTTCTACAAAGTAATCTGTAGAAACTATTACGTAGTCACTTTTTGGAGTCCAGTAATTAATTCCAGTTTGACCAAATGAAACAAATCCTTTGATCCAGTCTTGATTGTCTAGCCAAGTAGATTTACCTGCACCAGGAACTCCAACTAGTTGATAACACACAGACATTACAATCCTCCACTCATAGAATCTTCCCTAAACCCAACCAAATCAATTGATCTAAATCTTGTTGATAGTCTTTGCCCAGTCTACGTTTTTCGTAGATAGCATTAAGAATATCTTTGCCATCACCGTAGTCGGTTACACCTGCGCCGCGGCTTTCCAATTCTTCAATTAAGTCGTCTGTGTCGAAGTCGCTGAGATCAACATCAACTTCAACTTCTTTGTACATAGTTTTATACATTACCAATTCTCCACGCCAGATATTTCAGTTTTAAACTCACCAGGGAGTCCGTTAATTGTGGTATGCACAATAAGCGCAGTAACACTACCAATGCCACTGTGGTTGTCTTGAATTAACTCAAAACTAGTAGCCTCCGGAAACTTGTCTATAGTGTCCAGAATCTTTTGAACTTCTTCTCTACATAGATACATTAATCAATACTCCTAAATGTACGCCAATCATCAATGTTTGGTTTTTCGTCAGCATCATATGTCCAACCCAAAGCCTTCATCATACGATGCTTGACTAGCAAGTTTGGACTACGGAAACGTTCTGTGTCATTGAAGCCCATCATGACTCCGACTTCGCACACAGCACCACTACGACATACGCCTGCATAACAATGCACAACAACATTCATACGGTTCTCTAATGCGTGTTGTAGCAGTCGAACAAGCTCTGCGGCCTGCTCGTGACTACACTTCATTGCTTCCTCTAACACTTCGTCTTTTTCTTCTACATCTAAAAATTCAAAGTTATGACGCTCTTTGAATTGGTGTTTAGCTTCAGGACGCCAGCTGGCAGGATCCACAATACTGATCAGCATACTGTTAGCGCCGGCGTCGTGATGGAATCCTGTTGGAATATCAGCGGCTGCTACATTTTCAATCCAAGGCATTATACTCGCTCCTTTAAGTATTTTATAGCAGATTCTAGTCTACTAATATCATCATTCATATTACCTAACCCTAAATTACATTTATGACAAAGCCAACCTCTAAATTTTCCAGTAGCATGATCGTGGTCTGCACACCAAACTCCTTTTTTATTAGGATTGTGTCCCTTTGCTTCTTCTTCGTTTCTGTTACAAATAGGGCATGTATAATCTTTAGGTCTAATAGGTGCAGTCGATTTTATCTTCTTCAATAAAGCAGATTGTTTCTTTGCACATGGTTTACATTCATATCTAAGATACTTTGCACCACCATCTGTACCAAACATTCCTAAAGGAAGATTCAATAAGCACATTCCGCAGGTTTTTGTTTTTTCATCAAGGCCTTCGAATAGTTCTTTTATCATGATGAACGTTCTTTTTTCACACGACCAATTCGGCTAGCCTTGTTCCAAGTGTAATCGTGACCACTTGGTAGTTTACCATTGCTCACTGTGTCAGCACCAAATATGCCAACGATTTCAAAATCTTTTCCAACGATAGTTACATATTCATTCATATGCTTTGCAACATTCATTGCTTCAGCAAGTGTAAGAACTTTGAGTGTTTCTTCTTTTCCTATTACGTTATACATATTGCTATTATATAGTCAAGTTGTAATGTTGTCAACTGGTGTGGTAAAATTAATCTTCTACCGATCCACATATAATTTTTAAAAAAAAACTACTACTAAATACTTTTTTAGGAGTTCAGAATGAACATAGGTGTGTATGGAGATAGTATTTCTAGATATGATCCTAACCAAGAATGGAATTTTGTAAGTTTATTAAAAAAAGAGTTTGATGCTAATATTGTCCATTCTGGAATCCCACATTGCAGTGAGGAAAGAATATTATTCAATTTAAAGAAAACTAAAAAACTAGATACAGCAATTATATTCCATGCCGCACCGTATCATATCTTTATGCCTAGCTGGAACAAAGATGTTTCGAACATAGACAAAACTACATTTGATAGAAAATACACTGCTCGAAATTGGGTAGAATCAATGTGGGGAACTGACTTTAAAGAACATGATTTTTATATTGATTTTTTTGAAAACGTCCCTAACGGAGCATGTTTACAATTATTAGAATATTATAACATTCATTTTGAAAACTATACTGATGCATTTATAAAATGGCAAGATGGGGATAGTAGTGAAATTAAACAAGCACTATTAGATCAGGTTCGAATAGCATCAGACGATGAAAAGTTTTACCAAGAACTTTGGACTGCTTTTGAACTAACTAGAAAATATATGTATCATCCAGATTTACAATTAAACAGATACTATGGGGCATTAATGCAAATTGATTCGTACTTGCATAATAAAAAAATACCCTGTGTACATTTTTTTAGTAAAGATCAATGGTACCCTTCTTGGTATACTATTACGTCTGGACCTGTAGATCTTTCTATGCGCGAGCTATATAAAGATAACAGCCAATATAACATTGGTTATCAACAATCTGCTAATGCAATGAACGCAGAAGGAAATAAGATAATTTTTGACAAAATAAAAGAACTGTTGGCAACTAGTAGCACAATACCTTAAATCAATATGCGACTCGTAGTAGAGTGGTCACTACACTTGGGACTGTAACCCAAGAAGCGGAGGTTCGAATCCCCCGGTCGCTCCATAATATAAAATCATACACAGTTAATGGTGCCGCCTCCCCGGATCGAACAGGGTTCCTCGGATTTTCAATCCGTTGCTATGACCACATCAGCTAAAGCGGCAAAAATAAAATGTAGTAGGTTGAGACAAAACTCAATTAGTTTGCGTCACGATCTTTAACGACAGCGAGCTTATCTCTATGAGACCTCTACTATCCGCAACACCTTTTACACAGCACCTAGCTGGTTACTACAAATTTGGGGTGAAGTCGGGAATCGAACCCTGGTCTACTGTTTCACAGACAGTCGTGTTACCACTACACTAACAACACCATTGATTGGCACCCCTGGATGGAATCGAACCACCGTCCCCACGTTCGTAGCATGGTATCCTATCCATTGAACGACAGGGGTATATATTTGGCCGGCCCTGAGAGGATCGAACTCCCACCGTCGGTTTCGAAGACCGAAATGATATCCATTTCACCAAGGGCCGTATTACCATAGAAAAACACACTCGGCTCCCCTTACAACCTTGTTCCTGTCAATTCAGGATGAAACTGGATGAACCCAGAGGCTCCCCTTGGTTGTTTGTATCTGTCAATTCAGATTGAAAGTGTGTTTATCTATGGTAGGAGCACCGGGACTCGAACCCGGAACTGGCAGATTAAAAGTCTGCTGTGATAACCATTTCACCATACTCCCGTATTGGTCCACCCGGTGAGATTCGAACTCACACCTCATTGATTAAGAGTCAAGTGCGCTACCGTTAACGCTACAAGTGGTTGGTCGTAATTAAATTGATTTAATGTGCCAACCAGGACCAATACGGGGTCAAGGTTG